TCAGCGGGAATCCGTCGCGCACGGTGTCGGCCGGCTGATATTCGCGAGTGCAGCCGCCCTCAACTGAGACCCATCGTCGTACAGGCGCTGGCACATCGCGACCGACATGTGTCGGTCGAACGAGCTCGCGTAGCCGGTCGGCACGTGGACGATCGTCGCGCCGTTCAGGCTATCGAGCGCGACGTGCGTCGCCTCGCACGCGGCGAGCATCAGGTCGATGATCCGCGGTGCGAGCCCGTACGACCCGGGCGGCAGCGGCGCATCGTCCGACACTAGGTAGATACCGACACGCGGCACATCGTCGACCGTCAGGTCGCTGACCGGCATGTTGTCGCACGTGCCGCCATCAACCATCAGGCCTCCGGCCACCGCGACGGGCGCGAATGCGATCGGAATTGACACGCTCGTGCGCGCTGCCAACGCGATCGGCACATCCGGCGTCGCCGCCTTCGAGAACTGGAACTCGCGCTCGGTAAGCAGGTTCGCCGCGATCACCTTCAGGTCGACGTCGAGCTGCGCGAACGTCTTGCCGTTTGTCGTGCCGAGCAGGTACTGCAGCAGCGCGACGCCGGTGCAGAGCGCCTGGTGCCGAATGAGCGCCCACGGCGAGATCCTCGGCGACAAAGATCGGCTCTACGTGTTCACGAACCGCTTCGGCACGCACTACACGCGCGACGGGTTCAAGGCGTTCTGGGGGAAGCTGATGGTCGAGGCGATCGAGCGTCGCTTCACGTTCCATGACCTGCGCACATACTACGCGACGCAGTTCAAGAACGAACGCGGCACCCGTCCCGATCTCCATGCCAATCCGGCCACAATGGCGCGGGTCTCCGATCGCACGAAGATCGTGAAGCGACGCGGCATGTAATTCCCATTTCGGGAATTCCAAAGCAAAAACGGCACTGGATAAAATCTCAGTGCCGTTCGCTAAAGCTTTGATACCGCTGGGAATTCTGTGGGGTGGCTGATGGGACTCGAACCCACGACAACAGGAATCACAATCCTTATACATTTTCCATATATATCAGCACGTTAGCACCGAACATTGGAACATGCGACTCCGTCAATCCATTGTCGGGTAAGGGGCGACTTCGCCATCTTCCAGAAAAATCCGCTCACTTCGGCGCCGGCTCGGCGGCCATCTCGTCGCCCGGATAGAGCTGCAGCATCGCCCGCGCAGCGTCGACGTTCTTCGTGTGCAGCCACTCGTCGTAGTCGGCCGGCCGCACGATCACGACCGAGCGCTTCTCGTCGCCGAGCCGGTGCATGTGCTTCATGACCGGATGGTCGTCGGCGTTCACGGTCAGCATCGCCATCGCGAGCGTCTCGGCGCCGTCCGGCTCCTTCCACGCGCGCCAGACGCCCGCGACGCAATACGGCTGCCAGTCGCCGACGCCGATACGGTAGCGCACATGCTTCCCCGTCTCCCAGTTCGGCTCGTAGATCCAGCGGGCCGGAATCAGGCAGCGCTGCCCGGCGCGCCAGGCCGTCCGGTACGCAGGCTTCTCGCCGACCGTCTCCGCGCGCGCGTTCACGGTCAAGTACTTCTTGCCGTGCGGCTGGTGGTCCTTTGGGATCATGCCGAAGTTCGCGATCACGGCCGCCGCGGCGTCTCCGTCCGCGCGCACGATCGGCGCGGCATAGTCCGGCCAGATTTCGGGCTCCCACGGCGTCCGCTTCCAAAGATCGATCAGGCCGAGCCGTAGCTCGCTGAAACCCGGATCCTCGTCCGGCGCGCGGTAGTTCGTGCACATCGTCAGCTCCCCATTTTTGAGACTTGACGAGAGCATCTTACCGCGCGATAAACTGTATATCCATACAGTACTGTTTTTGTATTATGAAACCCCGCTGGGCGTACATCTGGGAGTACACGGACATCGATACCGGCGAGCGCCGACGCACGTATATGCCGCTCACCGCCGGTGAGGTGGTCTCGTATATCGGCCAGCTGATCCCCGATGCCGATGCGCGGCCGCTCGAAGAAACAAAGGTCGACCGGAACCTGGTGCCACTCAAGGACCCGTTCGTCAATCGCACTCCCACGATGCCCGCCTTCGACGCACCGAGCGACACTGAGCTGCGTGCGATGTGGCGCACGCATCGCGATCCCGAAATACGCCGCCTGATCCTCGAAATCGTGATGCTCCGGAGATCGCTTCAGAAGGTCATGGACTGGTGGGAAATGTGGGATCGCAACGTGAAAGACAAGGGCGAACTGGGCGGTCCGCACGGGCCGTTCCACCGGCTGCTGCACCTGCTGAGAGACGAGATGCGGCGTGCCGGAATGTACTGAAGACTCTGCGCGTTCACTGGCAGCCCGGCGTCGCCGGCCGCACCGCGCACACCCATCCCTGCACCGCCTTCAGTTTGTCGATTTCGCGCTGGTCGTCGCCGGCGACCCCGAAAACGCGCTCCGCAACCGCTGGGTCGAGGTCTGCGACGGCGGCGGCACCATCGCCCACGCCGGCGGCGCCGGCAGCTCCGGGCAGGCCGTCGGTACCGGCTGCAGTGCAATTCCGGACGGCGACGCGCAGCCGGTCAGTGCCAGCAGCGAGAGCAGCCCGCAGGCTGCGATTTTCGGTTTCATGGTCGGTTCGCTCCTTCGTGAGTTGTGCATCGACGGCCGCCACCTGCGAGGCGGCCGCGTCGTGGGCGGCGATCGCGCGCTGTTCCGCGGCGAGCGCCGCCTGCGAGATCGAGGTCAGGTTGTCGGCGTGCCGCTGCGCGTCCGCCGCGCGCGCGGCCTGCTCGTCGGCGAGCTCGCGCGCGCCGATCAGGTGCTCGATGCCGGCGCCAGCGGCCGCGCCGAGCAGCGCGGCCAAAAGGTACGGCCATGCGAATTTCAGGAAGATCATTTCGGCTCCTTCGCGTGCCGCTGCTTGAGCTCGTCCGGCGAGTAGACGAAGTCCGGCAGCAAGAACGCCTGCACGCTCCAGACCGGGTCGCTTTCCTCATGCCGGCCGTGGTCCTTGCCGCGGTGATGCAGCGCGCACAGCAGCAGCTGGTTGTAGGTCGAGTCGACGAACGTCTCGGGCCGCGCCGGATCGAACGCTTCCCAGTCGAAGCCCTGCGTCAGCCTGATCACGTCCCAGACCGGGTGTTGGCGCGGGATCGGCACGATGCGCTGCAGCTTGTGGCTGAACATCGTGTCGACCTGGTTGAGCGCGACGCCGCGGATCCACTTCCAGTCGATCGCGTGCGAGAACGCCCACTCGAAGAACCGGTGGTGCGACTCAACGGCCTGGTCGTCGCCGCACACCGCGCAAACGTAGCCGCCCTCCTTCTTCATCTCGCGCTTGCTCGCGCGGAAGGTCGCCGACTCGGTGCGCGGCGCGTGGTCCGGGTAGAAGACGTCCTCGGACAGCGTGCGGCGCGTCTCGTGAGTTTTCGTGGTCGTCATAGATCGCGCTCGCAGAGTGCGCGCTCCTCGGCGCGCCGTTTCACCAGGCCGGGCAGCACGCGCCCGTCCGAATAGACCCACTGCGGCCGGCCCGAGTCCGACTGGTTCATCGCGCGGCATGCGCCGCGCCAGTCGCCGGCGTTGAAGCGCTTCGCCGTCGCGCTGCCGCAGTACGCCGACGTGCCGACGTTGTAGGCGAAACTCACCGCGGCCGCGAGCTGGTACGTGTGCCCCTTCAGCTCCGGCGTGCACTTCAGCACCGGCTCGGCATGCGCGACCAGTTGCCGCTCGAGCGATTCGCGGCACTCCGCCTCGCTGTACCGCTGGCCGACGACGACGTTCGTCGTGTCGCCCATGCACTTCGTCGGGATGCCGACCGGGTCGAGGTAGCCGACCAGCTTCGTCCCCTCGAACTTCGGAACGATAGAAACAAGAAGGGCTGCCGTAGCAGCCCCCACAACACCCACAAGCGTCTTCTTCGGTACGTTAGCCATCGAGCAACTCCCTCTTCCCCTTGTTCTTGATCAGGTAGTACGCCTGCAGCCCGATGTAGCCGAGCGTCGCCAGTGCGACGTACCAGTTGATGTCGTGGCTCGTGAGCCATAACCAGAAATTGCTGCCCACCGCCGGCGCAGCTTTCGCTGCGCTCGCAACGACTTCGCTCTTCATCGAGCCCCCGTAATGAAAAAGCCGCTCGAAGGCGGCCAGTTGCAAATCCCAAATCTTTCTCGCCCGTTCTGGGCATCCACCAACTGAGGTAATCCATGAAAACGAATGTGGCCGCGCTTGTCGCGGGGATTGCGCTCGTCTGCGCACTTTCGGCATGCGGAGGCGGCGGTGACGGTGCTACCGCTCCGATCGCGGCGAAGCAGCCTACTCCAGCGCCGGCAAAAACCATCCTGATCGAGGAATACGGCGACTCCACGACGCACGGCCTCCAGATCTTCAGCGGCGTCGCCAGCGTGACGCCCAACAGCGAGCCGGCAATCCTGCAGCAGCTGTTGCAGCAGCAGTTCGGGCCGTCCGTCACGGTCGCCAACGAGGGCATCGACGGCACCGCGGCGGCCCAACTGCTCAACGGCACCGACAAGAAGCATGCACCCTGGGATCAACAGATGGCCGCGTCCAAGGCGGACATCGTCACGCTGAACTTCATGCGCAACGACTCGTTCTACAACAGCGTCCCGCAGCCCGGTCTGCCGCAGACGTCACCGGAGGAATACGGCCGGATCTTCACGCAGCTCGTCCAGATCGCGCGCGCCCACGGCAAGCAGGTTGTGCTCTACGAGCCGAACCCTGTCGCGTTCCCCGAGGGCAACGCCGCCATGCTGAAATACCTCGAGCAGCTCAAAAAGGTCGTCATCGAGCAGCAGGTGCCGGTCGTGTTCAACTGGGAATACTCGCAGGGGTTGGCCGACTACCCGTCACTGCTGAGCGACGGCGTGCATCCGGCGGATGCGCTCTATCGGCACAACGCCGAGTGGGCGGCGCAAGTTCTGGCGCCGATGGTCCAATCGCTGCTGCGGTAGAATTCGCGACTCACATAAGCGAATCCCGATATGGCTGACCAGCACGGCAGGAATCTCGAAATCGAGGCGCTGAGAGGCATCGCCGTTATCTTGGCGATCATTTCGCACCTCGGAAACCTCCTGTACTGGAGCGACGGCATCGAGCAGAGTCAGGTCGCGTTTTGGGGCGGCGTCGACATCTTCTTTGCCATCTCGGGATTCGTGATCGCCAACGCGTTCGCAAGACGCATGCGCAGCGCACGCGCGCAAGGTGAATTCTTCCGTGAAGTGGGTGCCTTCTGGGTGCGCCGAGTTTTTCGAATCTGGCCAACGGCGTGGCTCTGGATCGTCATCACACTCGCCATGTCGGTCGCGTTCAATCGCTCCGGTGTCTTCGGCACGCCAGAGGCGAACGTCTCCGACCTGATCGCGATCGTTGCGAACGTCTCCAACATCCATTTTGCGCGCTGCTTAGACCAGAGCACACTCCTTTGCGGGAATAACGGGCAATACTGGAGCCTTGCCGTCGAGGAGCAGTTCTATCTGCTATTCCCGCTGCTCATTTTGCTGCCGCGAAAGTGGTTAGTATGTCTCGCGACGTTGGTAGTGGTCGGCTGGCAAGTCGCGCTTATGGCGATGCATTGGCAGTCCCCGTACCTCTACCTGATGCGCGTCGACTCGATATTCCTCGGCGTCGCACTCGCCTATTTCGCTGGCACGGCCCACTACCAGAAGTGGCGCCCCACCTGGGCCGCGAATCGCTTCGCCGCGCCACTGATCCTGTTGGTGCTTCTGATGGCGCCAGTCCACACCAGCGACTATCGCCCCTACACGATGATGGTGAGCATCGCAGGTTCCGTTCTCGTATGGTTGGCATCGTACGATCGAGGATACCTGCTTGGCGAAGGGCTCGTGCGCCGTGTGCTCACGTGGATAGGCGCACGGTCCTTCGCGCTCTATCTCGCCCACAATCCTGTGTTCTGGTTCACTCGCGAGCTGTGGACGAGAATCCAGCCGGGGACCACGTTCGATCACACGTACGCGATCCCCTTCCTCGCCACCGCTATCCCGTTGATGCTGGTTCTGGCCGACCTCAACTACCGGCTTATCGAGTCACCGCTGCGCCGCATCGGCGCACGGCTCGCAAGTCGCGTCGAACCGGGTTCACTTGCTCGGCGCCGGCATATATGGCTGGCACATGGTCGGGAGTGAATTGTAAAACGCCCGGTATCGAGCGTCCGACGGATCAATCTCTCCCTGGTTAGGGTACAGATCCGGATCCTGAGGACACGGGAAAACCGAAGAAATCTGCGCTTCATCCGAAGTGGTGAACTGCACATAGATCGTCTCCATAGGTTCCCCCTAGATGGTGTACGACGAGATATAGATGTTGTACGTCGGCGTCCCAGCCGTATTGGCCGAACCCCAGTAGACGGTCTGAGCTGCTGACAAAAACACGTTTGCGTAGTTTGCGACATAACCGGTCGTGCCAACCGATGCAGTCGTGTTCTGCTGATATAACGGAGCGGCATCTGAGGCGATAGTCAATGCCACAGTCGAGGTCGACGTGCTCGCAATGCTCAACTCGCCGGCAACCGAAACGGCATTGGGAGGAACGATGCTTGCAATCGACAGCGACGTGAGCGTGCCTTGAACCGTGTTTGTCGTCAGCGCGGTCTTAATCGGGATCCCAACGTTTCGATCCCGCACCAGCACCGGCGCGAACTGCCCGCTCCCGTTCGTCGGCACCACCGTCAGCAACGCCGAGGCAGTGTAGCCGGCCGGCATATTCGCGCCGCCGTAGACGCTCGGAGCGACGGCACTTGTGGCGTTCGTCGCGAGCAGCGCCGGCACCTTCGTCACCGGGTTGTAGATCGCGTACAGCGCGACATAGCCGTTCGCAGGCGCGGAACCGGTGTCCATGGCGCCCGCACCATTCGCTGCAGCCAGGTTGATCGACTTGTTGAGGCTCGCGATGCCGTAGCGCAGGCCACCCAGCACAGTTTCGACGATGACCTCGTCGGCCGTGTACGTCGCGCTCGACGAGGCTGCTGCGACGTACATGCGACCGTTCCGCACTGCGCCCACGACGCCAACGGATTGCGCCAACACAGCCGCCTTCAGGTTCGTGAGCAGTGTCGTCGTCGTGCCGTCGTCGATCGCGTCTTGCCCCGTGATGTCGACGAGGAACTGTGCGAGCACGGCGGCCATGATCGAGCTCTGGCGCCAGACCTTGTTGAGCTGAGCCGACTGAGCCGTGCCGCTCACGAAACCCGTCGGCAGCGCGGCAAGCGCCTCGTAGTCAGCCTGCGTCATCACGTTCGCGCCAGCGGCCGCCGCAAACGCCTTGAAATTGTTGTTTGCCATCTATGCTCCGAGCATAAAAAAAGCCACCCGAAGGCGGCTCAAAACGTGGAATGCGCTGGGTGAATCAGACTGGCTTTCCCCAGGCGCCGGCGTCGAAGCCGGAGACGTAGGGACCCGACATGTCGAAGCCGAACATCGGGGCGCCGTCGACGGTCGTGACGATCGTGTAGTTGACGCGCACGCCCTCCGGCTTCAGCGGGATATAGCCGCCGGCGAGAAGCGCGAGGAACACTGCGGAGGGCACTTTTCCGGAGAGCCCGATCGTCATCGACATGTCCTGGTGGTCCTCGATGAACACGTGCGTGTCCGCGCCGAAGATGCTGTTCAGGATCGCCGCGCTTGATGCGATCGTCCCGTCCCAGTGGTTCGCGCCGATCTTGGCGCGAATGACAAGCCGGTACGTGTCGTCGTCGAGAATGGTCAGGCCAGTATCGGGATCGAACGGCCCCTTCCAGATCCCCTGATCGAAGCCGAGCCCGGCGATGTCGAACGAGAAGTAGATCCCGGTCAGCGGCGTGCGGATGCGCCGCGACACGCCCACCCACAGGCCGACCGTGTCGAGCTGGTCGCCGACGGCGACGTCCAGGTCGAACTTGCCGGGCATGCTCGCGAGCAAATTCATCTGGTCGACGAGCGGCTGCACGACGGCTGCCACGGTCGCCGCGAATCGCGGCTTGTCGCGGTGCTCCGACGTGATCAGTGCGGTGTAATCGTTCAGGTCGGCCATCAGGTCACCACCAGGGTCACGCTCGCCGGCGCGCAAGACGCCGCTTCGTTGAACTGCAGCCCATAGTCCGGCGCGCCGACGCCGCGCGGCCCACTCAGCGTCAGCCCGGACAGCTTGAAAGTCACGCCGCCGCCGACGCTGTTTGCCGCGGTCAACGCGTCGCCCCACTCCACGCTGCCGGAAAGTCCGCCGCCGATCTGCACCCCGTTGATGTAGTCCGACACCGCTTGCTGGATCTGCTGGCCGGTCTGCGTCGTGTAGCCCGCGAGCGCCTTGAGCGTGACGGTGGGGGTGATTGGCGCGGCCGTCGGGCGGAAGAAGCGAATCGTGATCGGACGGCCATAGATGTCCGTGACGACGATCGCCGTCGTGCCATATGTGCCGGCCCCTGGCGTCTTCTTCGACGCGATCGCATTGGCGATTGCGGTCGCGTCGCCGCCCTCGACCACGAGCGAAATCGAATGCGACGGGATGCCGTTCGCATCGGTCGCGCTCGTGTCGTTCTCGTAGGGGGCGTAGCGCGTGACGCCTGCCACGCTCGCCACCGCGCCGATGATCCCGTCGAGCACCGTCAGCGATGGGAGCGCCGTCGACACGGTCTGGCGCTGGCGCAACGCCGCGTCGGATTCGATCGGCGCGCCCGCAGCCGCGTCCGCCGGGTTCGTCACCGTCTGCCAGCCGAACGCTGGCGTCGCGATCTGGTTGATCGTGCCGGCGCGCGCAGCGACAGCGCCGATCGTCGCGCACGTCGCGGTGACGGTGATCGTCCCGCTCGGCGGGATCGTCACGGTCGCCGGCAGCAGCCATTTCACGCCGTTGCCGTCCTTCGCCGCGCCGTTCGTGATCGTCGCGCCGGCCTGGCCGACGAGCACTAGGTCGGCGCTCGAGTACGACGCGACCTTCCGTGCGATGCCGTTGATCTTCACGTTGCTCGACAGCGCCGCGCCCTGTGCCGTAGCGGGGCTGAACGACTGGTAGATCGCGATCGCCACCGCGTTCACGTCGCTGATCGCCTTGGCGAACACGCCGATCAGCTGGCCGTCCTGGCTGTCGTGCTCCAGATACGTGTCCGCACCATAGATGGCTCGGTACTGGTCCTGCAGGAACGAGAACACGTCGGCGTACGTCGGCGCCGTGATGCCGATCGCGTCGATGGTGGGTGCGAGGGTCGTGAGAGTCACAATGTCGCCTGTACCGTGGTGGTGCCGTAGATGGTGTTGATCGTCGCGGCGACCGTCAGCGTGCGTGTCTCCGGGTCAACCGAGCTCGAATAGCTCGCGATCTCGGTCACGCCCTGCGTGCCGAGGATGCGCTGGCGGATCGCCGCGTCGTAGGTGCCACCGGTGTACTTCCCGAGTACGTCGGTCGCCCACGGCATGCCCGCCGTCGTATCGACGAACCATTCGCCGCGCAGCAGCCGCAGGCGCGTCAGCACGGCCTGCGCGACCGTCTCCGGCGTGTTCACGAGGAAGTCGGCCGCGCCCCCGCCGAAGACGTAATCGCCGTCAGCGTCGAGTTTTCGGTACCGCATGGGAATCCTTAGTTCGGCGGGCTGGTATTGCTGCCCGCGCCGTTTTCTCGGTGGGTGTGCGTGTCGTCGACCCGCTTGCCGTTCGCCGTGATCTGCCCGATCACGTTCAGGATGCCGTTAAACACTGCGGCGGCGCCACTGGCCGCGCTGCCGACCATGCCGCCGACGAACGTCAGCAGGCCCGTGATCGTCACCGCTGCCGAGAACGTCGACAGCGGTGCGACGACGTCGAACCCGCCAGGCGCGACGATCTTGACCTTCTGCAGCGTTGGGTTCAGGTCGATGTAGGTCGCGCCGTCGTCGCTGCGCAGCTGTGTCGAGCTGGTGCTCACGCCGGTCAGCGCGCGCGGCCGCGAGCGGTAGCCGAGCAGCACGAACCCGTCCGACAGGTCGTGCATGCGCAGCTCGGCCTGCTCCTGCACGCCGCCCGACTGCCACCAGGCGTCGATGCAGCGCGAGGCAAATACGACGAGGCACTCGTCAAGCGGCTTCACCGGGAAGGTCAACGTACAATTTCCGCCGGCGGGAAACTGAACCGGGCAGTCGACCAGCAGCGGTAGCGCGACGCTCTGGATCGCGCCGTCGATGCCGCGCACCTGCGCCTTGATGGCCGGCTGCACGCTGCATGTCAGCGCAGCGGCATCAAATGACTGGATGATGCCGGGCAGCGCCGTCCAGATGCCCGCGCGCACGCCGTCAAACGCTTCACGCAGGGCAACCTCCGGGTCGCCTACCCTTTCACGTCGATCCATGGGATGAAAATGAAAAAACTGCTGTTGACCGCCGCGCTGCTCGCGCCGCTCGCCGCCGTCGCTGACGACGCCTACGTCTACCCGTTCGCCGGCATGAAAGTCGGCACGACCATCGAGAACGAATTCCCGACCATCCTGTACACCGGGCGGAAGTGCGATCTGCCGCTCGCGAACGCGAAGAACATGCGGCGCTACGAGTCCTACCGCGGCGTATGGGACATCGGATGCTGGGGCGAGACGATCGATGGCGACGCCGTGATCATCGTGCCGAAGATGCCGACGAAGTCGATGCCGCTTAACGTGCTCGCACGCGCAGACGTGAAGCGCAACGGCGAGAACACGACGATGACCATCAAGGCACTGCCGACGTACGGCCGCTAGCCGAACCGCTTGATCACGTCGGCGGACGGCACCGCCGCCTTGTCCTTGAACGAGTCGGGCAGCACCGTGACGTCGGCCGCGAGGCAGATCACACTCGTGTACCACTCTCCACCGCGCGTGTCGCCACTGACCTCCGCGAGCATCACATAGTAGAAGCCATCGTCATCGAGCTTCGCCTGCATCTCGATCCGCTCGTTCTCGGCCTGCTGGCCGACGTTCAGGCTGTACTCGTACTGCTGGATGCTTGCGTTGTCGAGCCAGATCAGCCGGCCGATTTTCACGCTCGGATTCAGCAGCATCTTCACTTCGATGCCGTTCGCCGTCTGCTGCGGCAATCCGACCATGCCCGTCTCCGACGTGATCTTCGGGATGTCGCCAGGCATGTACGCGGTCTCGGGCACCATCACGACCTTGCCGTCCTGGATGCTCCAGACTGTCTGAGTCGTTTTCGCGATCCCGCGGAGGAAGTCGCGCGCCATCCCGAACATGACCTTCCCGCGCGGTAGCGGATTCGACGTCACCTGCGGCATGTAGCCGAGCGACACGCCGTACGGATTCATGGCGGCGATCGCCACCGAGACGTGGTCCGTCGCGACTGAGCCGGCCGCGAGCGTCGTGTTCACAACGGCGAAGTTGTACGCGGAGTCGCCGTCCGCCGCCGTGATGTCGAGGAACGTGTCGGTCTGGCTCTCGCGCCCGCGGCGCACCTGCTTGATCTGGCCGTCGAAGACGATTCCGTAGTTGCCCTCGTAGCCGGCCTGCAGCACAACGCGCGTGAACTCCTTTCGCGCGCGCCGCGCCGTCGTCGCCGAGACGTTGTAAACGCGGATGCGCGCCTGGTTCGGCGTCTGCAGGTCGCCGCGCTGCACGCGGAACACGATGCGCAGCTCGGATAGATCGAGCGCTTCGCCGCTGTCGAAGCCGATGACCAGCGACACCTTGCGGCCGAACTGCTGAACGCTCATTGGTCCGTCACCCAGAAAACGTGCGATCCGATGCCGAGATCCTCGTACGTCGGAACGTCGTCCGGATCAGCGGCGCCCTGCACCCACAGCCGCCCCTGAAAGCCGAGGTGCTTGTACTGCGCGAGCAGGTCGACGCCCGTTACCAGCGGGATGCCGGACACCAGCGGGTTGTCCGAGGCGTCCGCGATGTCCAGCACCCACCCCGCGCCGCCGGCCTTGCGATACTGGACCGTCAGGCGATAGTCGGTCCCGCTCAGCGTCACGGTGAAGCGCTCGGGCCGCGGCGAAAACGGGATCTCGAAAAAGCTCGGCATCACATACTCCCCGGCGCCACTGCGCCGCCTGGCGCCGGCGTCGCCGGCATCGCGGCCTTCGTACCGCCGTTGCCAGTCTCGGCAGTCGACGCGGGGTCGGCCTGGTTCTCGCGCGGCGGCAGCTTCGTCACCTGCGTCGACACGATGCGGATTTGCTTGAGCGTCGCCGTAAGGATCAGTGCGCTCGACGTCTTCGCGTCCACCGTGAGCCGCAGCCCCTGCAGAAGCATGTTCTGGTAGGTGCGGCGGCTCGTCGTGACGTCGAACGGCGTGCGCGCCTGCTGCAGCGCCAGCAGCTGCGAGTAGATCGCGTTGATGTACTGCGCCGACGGCAAGCCGCCGCCGTCGAACGTCGCCTCCGCCGCGCCGAGCAGCGCTTCGTAGTCGGCGTTGCTCCAGCCGCAACGCATCGCGAGATCCGGCTGGCGCTTGAAGGCGTGATCGGTGATCTGCGCCCCCTGCTCCACCGGATGCTCCGTGATGGTCAGCTCGTCGTTGTAGACCTCCTCGATCGCGACCTGCACCCTGATGCTGCCGATCTTCTTCGGCGAGATCATGATCATGTCGAGGGTCATGCGATCACCCCCTGAAGGTTCCGTACCATGTCCGAGTTCACCGCGCGCTGTTCGCGCTCCACCGCGCGGCCGGCCGCCGATGGATCGCCGGCGCCGTTCACGTGGATCTGCGTGGTCTGGTTCACCTCGATCCTCCCCCCACCGGCGCGCGAGCCAGCGGCCTGCGCGGCGACGGCGGCCGGCTGCTGGTACGTCGCGCGCGTGTTGCGCAGCGCTGCCTCCATCTCGGCAGCCGTAATGCTCGCGCGGTTGTTGCCCTTGCCGGCGTAGTAGCTGCGGCCCGTGTCCGGGTCCGCCACGCTCGCCCACTCGCGCGACGCCGCGCGCAGCGCCGCACGCAAGTCGCCGCTACGCCCCTCGACGTAATCAGCGATCGCGCGCCGCTTGTTGCGCACCAGGTACTCGCTGAAGATCCGGTCTTGCAGCTTCCGGTCGAACATCTCGCTGCCGTTCAGCTTCATTGCGCTCGCCGCTTCGGACAACGTGCCTCCGATAATCTGGTAGCGGCCAGCGGCATTGAACTGGCCGGCGCGCTGCGCCGCCATGACCTGCGCCAACGTCATGCCCTCGAGGTTCTCCGTCCCGGACCGGTATCCGCCGCGCGCGCCGCGGTTCACGCTGTTGTAGTCGCCCTCGCCGCGCGAGATCAGGCGGCCGAACGCCGAGTCGGCCAGCCGTTCCATCGTGCCGGCTGCACCAGCCGGTACCGCCGCGGGCACCTGCGAGCCCCCCGTCGGCGCGCCGCGCGGCGCCGTCAACTTCGCGCCGCCCCCGTCCTTCACGCTGTCGATCTCCTCCTGCGTGTACCCGCCCGTCGAGTCGAGCCCACGCCGGTCCTTTCCGGTCAGAAAATCCCAGATCGATCGGAACTTGCCGCCGGACGCCTTCGAAATCCACCCGTCAACCGAATCGCGCAGCGCATCACCGATCTTCCAACCGGCGAACGCCGCTCCCGCGATGGCCGACAATCGCCCCAGCAATCCGATCAGCGAACCTACCTGACCGATTACGCTGGAGATGACACTCGCGGCGCCGGTGCCGGCCGCTCCCATCGCGCGGAGCGCCGCCGCGGCCTTCCAGATCCCCTTGGCGATCCGGAACACGCCCAGCGCCTTGAGCGCCACGCCGAGCAACAGGATCTTCGTCGACCAGCCGTTCGTCCCCCGATCGAGCTCGACGAACTTGTCGGCCAGCCACGCCAGCGGTGGTCCCATCACTTCGGCGGCCTTCAGCACCGCGTTCGCGATGTCCGCGATTCGATTCGCGATCTGCTCGCCGTGCTCGTCCATCCACCGCTGGAATCGATCTAGCTGCGGGCCGATCTTCTGCAGCATCGCGCCCTCAACGCGGATGCCGAGGTTCTCGAATGTCGTACCGAGCCCGCGCAGTTGCGTCATGAAGCGGTGCGAGTCGTCGGCCGCCTTGTCCAGGCCGGTCGTCTTCGACATCTCGCGGTACTGCTTCAGGAGCTTCTCGAAGTCCCCGTTGCGCATCGCGAGCATCAGGTTCTCGTCGATGCCGAGGATGTTCCCGTACTGGCTCGCGAGCCACGTCGGCTTCTTCGCCAACGCGCCGCCGAGGTCGGACATGATGTCGACCGTGTCGCGCAGCTCGCCGTTGGCATTGCGCGTCTGCACGCCGAGCGTCGCGAGATAGCCCTCGCCAGCCGGGTTGTTGCGCAGGAAGCGCGCGAGGTTCTCGATCGTGCCGGTCGCCGCCTCGGCCGAGACGCCCATGTTCCGCGCGGCGAACTCGAACCCGCGCAGGCTGGTCGCCGACGCGCCGGTGCGCTGTGCCACGAAATACAGGCGCTCGAGCTTCGACGCGAATGCCGCGACGCCGGCGCTGACGGTCAGTGCCGCGCCGGAAATCGTCGTGATGAGCTGCTTGACGCCCTTGGTGGTGTCCTCGACGCCTTCCTTGAACTTCTTCAGGCCCTTCTCGTCGACCTTGAAGCCGAGCGCGACCAGGAATTCGCGGATGACGACGGAATCAGCCATTTTCTCTTTCCATCTTGCGGCGGAACGCCGCTTCGTTGTCTGCCTGGACTGCGATCGCGTCGTTCATCAGCGCGACGTCATCGAGCCCGAGCGTGCCGTCCAGCAGCGACTCGTACTTGCACCAGCCGCGTGACACGGGTTGGAGCAGCCAGTCCTCGCCGCCAGGCAGCATGCGGATCCAGCCTAGGTCGCCGCCGGGCTGCTCGCTTGGCTGGTAAGCAGCCCGCTGATAAAAGGGCCGAGGTTCGCCACCACGACACGCACGACGAGCGGCAGCATCACGTCGATTCCGATGTCGTCGAACATTGACGTCTTGTGCGCTGCGGACCACACCTTCGCCCAGCCCGCGCCCTGCCACCGTTCGACGACGGACAAGCACGTACCGAAAACGTATTCCGCGTCCTCGTCCTTCAGGCCGGCCAGTGCGTCGGCGAACGGCTGCAGGACCGGCGCGATCGCGTCGACCAGCGACAGCAAGTCGCGCGACTTGTCGGCTGCGGGCGCGGCCACTTCCTCGCCAGGCGCCCCACCTTCGGCAAGCGCCGCGAGCGCGGCGTTCGCGCGCGCCTGCTCGCGCGCGACGTCGGCCTGCTCGAGCTCGGCGTAGAAGTTCATCAGCACCGGGATCATTGGCGGGATGATCGGCGCAATGCGCCGCGACACGTGAAACTGCTGCATCGCGCTCAGCTTGCCGATCGAATACCGGGCGCCGTTGAGTTCGATTTCGGTCGCCATGTTCAGTACGTCCCGAGAATACGGTCGATCTTGATCGAGTCGAAGACCCACTCGACGATGTCGCCGTCCTTCGCGTACTTCAGGTCCGGCACCTTCTTGAACGCGCAGCTGCGCGCGGTGGCGATGTCGCCCGAGACCGATTGACCGACCTCGATCAAGTTCTTGCCCCACAGGCGACTGTCGAGCGACTGCGCGTCGTAGAGCGCCATCAGCTTCGCGTTGATCGGTGCCGTCTTGAGGTAGCGCAGCGTGACCTGGCCGGACTTGTCGGCGTGAAGGCTGTGCATGCCCTCGCCATCCGAGCCGATCGTCATCGTGTTCTTGTCGCCGGCGGCCGCGAGCGTGATGCCTTCCTCGGCCGTCGCCTCGCCGTAACCGAGAGAGAAGACGCCGCCGGGCCCGACCAGCGTCGCGTTGACGTCTTGAAACGAATAGGTTCCCGACATGGGGTTCTCCTGTTACCGGTTGACGTTGACGAGGATGTCGACGCTGTGGATCGCGCCGGCTTCCTTCGCCGCGACCTGGAACACGACGGACTTGCGCGCCTCACGGTCGGCCTGCGATTGCGTCGCGATCGGCGGCGCATACACGTAGTAGCCCTTCGCCAGCGTGTCGCCCTGATTCAGCGCGCCGAAGCCGCCCGAGTTCCAGACGCCGGGCGCGAGGTAGCCGTTGTTCACCGCCGCGTCGCACGACGACGAGATCTTCGCGGCGATCTGCGCATTGCCGCCGTCCGTCTGCGGGATCTTCGTCGGGCTCTGGTACAGCAGGTTGTAGACGTCCGTCTCGATGCGGATGCGGAACCAGATCGCGTTGTAGACCGAATCCGCGAACAGGCCGCTCGGCGTCACGCCGTACTGGATGATCGACGTGTCGTTGCTGTAGTTCACGAACACGTTGCAGTTCTTCGCCTGCAGCGCGTTCGCCTGCGTGCTGGTCAACTGCTCGGCGGCGACGCTCGGCTCCTGCTTGAACATCAGCGTGATCGTCGTGTTGTTACCGTTGAAGTTGACCGTGAGCAACCGGCCCAGCAGCGACGAGATCGCGTACGGCGTCGAGCTCGAGTACTGCAAGATCGTGTACTTCAACTTCAGCGCCTTCAGCTTGCTCGCGATGTCGGTCGACACGGTCGAGTCGAGCACCTGCGGGTTCTGCGTCGTGATGCCGTAGAGGTGACGCTGGTTCGCTTCGATCAGGTTCGCGACCGCGACATGCTGGTCATCGGTGATCGACGCGTCTGCGAATTCGAGACCGAGGAACTGGTTGGCAAAACGATCGAGGAAGATCGCGGCCGCTTCGACCGGTTGCTCCGGAACGATGCCGTCCGCCGGCGTGCCCGCGAGGCCGCTCGTCAGCGCCAGCATCGCGGAGATGTCGGCACCACTGCCCGGCGCCGTCGCGTAGCTGACTTTCGAGTTCGCGCCGGTCGTGCTCGACGTCACCACAAACTGCGAGCCGTTCCACGCGATGGTGGCGCCGGTCAGCTTGGCGTTGATCACGGTCGCGACGCCGTTCAGGTTCGTCTGCGCGGAGAAATCGAGCGTCGTGACCGACTTCGCGGTGCCGTCGATCGTGATGTTGAACGCGCCAGTCGTGATCGCCTTCCAGACGGTGATGTCCTGCTGCGCAGCCGACAGCACGCCGCCGCGCAGCGAGCCGGCGGTCGCCGTCTTCGCCCAGCGGCCGATGCAAACGCTTTGCGGTTGCGGCACCTGGTTGAAAGCCAGCGCCGCTGCAAAATACTCGGGCGAGTTCGTGCCGGCGTCGGCCGCGACCGCGTCGATGCTGCCGTACGAGCGCAGTCGCTCGTTCGTGTCGATGAACGAAGAGGCCCCTAGAATGAGCAGTGTGTTCAGGTTCGCACCTTGCGCCGCGAGCGGCGACATGTTGATCGTGACGTTGATCAGGCGCGATACCGGCAATCCGTTGGACATGCTGGTCCCCTACGAGTGGATGTTCGAAGTGCCGTCCACCGGCGTCGACGAGTCGGTCGTCGTCGCCACGGTGGCCGATTTGAGGTTGAGGACCGCGTAGGTCCGGGTGATCTTGCGGCGCAGCGTCACGGTCATGTCGTAGCGCCGCACCCACTGTTGGTTGACGAGGTCCGGCGCCGCGCGGATCGGACCCACGCCGACGAAGGCCATGTCGTCCTTTTGGAGCTCCTCTCGGTTCTGCGGGATCGCGAGACCATCGGCGAGCCGCTGCGCATACCCCTTCGCGCGCGGGCCGTAGAACGTGCACAGAACGTCGATGCTCTGGTGCCGGATGTACGTGTCGTGGCCGTCTCCGGCGCCGTCGTGCTGGATCGCCGGGCCGGCGTCCGGCTCTTGCTCCTGCACTCCGAATGCGCACCAGTCGACGGACGGTTCAGGTTGCTTCGGGACGGTCGGCTGCCAGCGCGGCCGCACGAGGTCGCCGGGCAGCGCCGTGACGCCCGCGATCAGGTCGTGGACCAGATCGTCGAGTTCGTCGTCCTCGACCAGCGGCACATCGTCGGCTGGCGCCAGGTATCCGCCGGTCGAACTGTCGTTCATGGGGTCATCCCGAAAGCGGTTTCAGATCGCATGTGGCGCAGACGAAGCCGCGACCGAAGTGCGAGTAGTCGTTCACGTTGACCACGGTGTACGCGCGTCCGGACCATACGATCTCGTCAGCGTCGCGCCCGGTGCTGCCGTCGGATAGCCGGAACATCGTGTGCAGCGTGATCGAACCGATGATTCGGCTGCCGTCTGCGTTCCGATGCAGGATGTCGCCCTTGTCGCTCGTCACGACGGCCGCAAACGGCGTCGCCGTGACGGTGTTGTGCGCGCGCCCTTTCTCATCCGTGACCTGCGTCATGCGGTTGCAGATCAGACCCATGTCCATGAAATCGGGATCGAGCAGGACGTCGGTGACGTCGAGGAACGCCATGCGGAACTCCAATGCAAAAGGGCCGCACGTGGCGGCCCTCGATGTTCGGGGTGATGGTCACTTCTTCTTGCGGACCACGTATATGACCGAGTTGCGGTACTGGCCGGAGAAAACCAGCGTGTTCTCCCGCGTGACGCCGCGGCGCCGGCGCGCGGCCAGCGTAGAGTCGGCAAGTTTGGGTTGGATGTTGCTGTTGATCTTCGCACGCACCGAGTTCTGCGCGACGAGGCCGGCACGATTCAGGCTGCGGTCGACCTTTTCGAGATCGCCGTCGAGCGCCGCTTCGACGCCCTTTTGAAGCTGCGGCTCGAACTTGGGCCGCGCATCCTGAACGCCGGGAACCAGGTGCGGGCGGGCAGGGATGTTGTTCGCCGGCGAGCCGCTCTCCAGGATGTAGCCGATTTCGGCGTTGCTGAGCGGCTCGCCTTTGTCCTTTCGGCCCGCGGTGCTGTCGGGCACGCCGACAAGCACCTCTTTCTGCACGAGCCCGCTGATCGACTTCAGGATCTCGTCGAGGCGGTCGAATGTCATGCCCATGGGGTTCTCCCAATGGGCATCGGCGGCGTTACAGCTGCATGCCGCCCGCGCCCATCATCTGTGCGAGGCTGAGATACCGGACGCCGTACATCGTGCCGTTCCAGAATCCGCCATCCTTGATCGCGACGGCTGCGGTGTCGTAGCTGGCGCTGACCTTGTCGACGGACTTCGACGACTGCGGCCCAGTCACCTGCCCGGGCACACCGCCGATCGCCGCCGTCTTCTGATCCTTGGCCGCCAGCGCGAGGTGGTGTGCCGTGACCAGCGCGACGCCCAGGTCAGTCAGCTCGCCCCAGCGCTCGGCGTTGACGAGCGAGACCGCCACCGTCAGCCAGAACTGCACGAGCGGGTCGGAATACGTCGTTGCGTCGAACTCAGGGAACGACTGTCTGAACTGGGATACGTCCACGGGTCACCTCATCGAATGGTCGGGTGCCCGGCGCGCGCCGATCTGGCGCGCCGCCGGGAGGCCATTATGCCTTCTTCCCGCTGCCGGACTTCTGCGTCGCGCCGTCGGCTGCGCCGTCCTTCGCGGCCGCCGCGGCATCCTTCTGGGCTGCCTCGAAGGCCGCGACCCGCGCGGCGAGATCCTGCTCACTCGCTGCAACCGCGGCTTCACGCGTGTCGAGCGCTGCGGCGCGTTCGTCGAGACCCTTGCCGAACGTATCGAGCTCGACACGCAGCTTGTCGAGACGATCGGACTCGGCCTGCAGATCGGCCTTCGCCGCCGCGGTTGCCGCCGCCTGATCGGTCGCGTCGCTCTGCGCGCCGCCCGAATCGCCGGAATTCTCCGGCAGCGGGCCGGTGTGCGCCTTCGCGTACCAATGGTCGGCGATGAATTCCTCGACCTCCTGCACGCCGGCATCGATTCGGCGGACGACCTCCTCGCCCTCGTGGAGCAGCCGGATCGTGAACGCCGTCAGAACGTTGATCTTCGCCATGTCAGATCCCATCCCGGTAAGCGGCCGTCGTGCCGTAGCGCCATTCGACGCGGCCGATACGCGACCAGTAGGTCGTGATCTGGAACAGCGAGCGGTACTCGAGCGGCGTACGCTGCAGGTCCGTCATCGGGAACTGGACGTACTTCTTGTCGCTGTTGTACGCGACCATCCGGTCCACCGTATTGAGCTGGCCCTGCATGCCACCGGCGCCGGCGCCAATCAGCCACTTCAGCTCGAGGATCTCCAGCGGCGTGCCCTGCTGCGTGCAGATGTTGTTCTCGAGCAGGTACGTCAGGATCGACTTGCTGCCGGCCGTGCTGATGAGGCGCGACGCGACGCCGCCGAGCGTGGCCGGCGGCAGCATCAGGCGGTTCGGCTTCACCTTCCAGCCGGACGCTTGCCACGCCGACGTCAGGATCTCGTTGACGTCCTTCAGGATTTCGTCCGGCGTCTTCGTATTCCACTGCGGCGAGCCGCCCGCGCCGTTCGCGACGTTCGAAACGCTCCCGACGGCGCCGATCGAGTTCACCAGGCCGGTGAAGTTCATCTGCGGATCGCCGTAGTAGACGATCTGGTCGAGGTCCATGTTGCGCTTCATGTTCATCGCCTCGACCTTCTGCGAGTCGATGGGCATGCCGAGCGCTTGCGACTTCACGAGCTCGGGCACCGTGTACTTGACCTCGGCGCCCCAGAGCAGCATCGGCTGTGCGGTCTTGCCGATGTCGACCGACGGGCCTGCCAGCGCGTTGCCCTCGTTCGAAATCCAGTTCAGACCGTTCGGGTTGATGCCGCCGCTCATTCCGAACGCCGAGTTCGTGAACGACGCAACCTCGTCGGCCGCCGAGACGTCGCTGCGAATGTAGATGTCGCGCGACCACGTGTACTCGACGAGCGGCTCGTTCAGCGTCTGGTCGAGACGTTCGAGCTGGCCGACGAGGAACGCGCCGGTCGAGTCGATCGTGGCGCGGTCGTAGGTGTACTGCTGGTCCTGCGTGCGCGCGCGGATCAGTCGGCGCGTCGCGTCCGCGACGGCCGCCGACATCGGGATCGACGCCCCGGCCCGGCGCAGGTGCTTCAGTTCGGACATGTCCATGTAATGGCTCCAGAAATGCAAAAGCCCCGCTGTTGCGGGGCTTCGGGTGAAGCGCTGTTCAGCGCCGGATCAGATGTTGACGGCGATTTCGGCGACGCCGTACGAGTCGGCCGGCCCGGTGAAATACCAGTTCGACGGCATCGCGACAGTGTTCGTGCCGTCAACCGCCGCCTCGAAACCACCGAGCGGCTTGCCGGCGGCTGCCGCGGCGACGCGCACGTACACCGTGCCGTTCTTCGTGGCCGGCGCGGTACCGCCAAGCGCGGCGTTGAAGTAGCCGCGCTTGAGGATGTCGGTCGGACCGCTCGTCGGCGGCGTCGACGTGCCGAGCGGATCCGTGCCGTTGCCCTGGATCGGGTACGCGCGCAGGTTCACGCCGTAAACGCTCGCCACGGTGTCGGCCGCATTGTTGATCGGCTGGATCTTGCCGCTCACCATCTTCACCGGCACACCGAACGCCGTCGGCGGTGCTGCCGGATCGATCAGTTGCGTCTCGATCGTCGCGACTTCGGCGCGCTGGAGATCGCCGGGGAAACCCGCCGGCATGCGGAATTGATAGGCTTGATACGAGGGCATGTCGGCTCCTTACTTGCGGTTCTTCCAGAATTCCGCGTGAACTTCGTTGATGTCTTTCCGAGCGCCCTGAGCGGAGTCGCTCGTCCGCCGCTGCAGCACACCCGAATTCTTGCCGCGCACCAGTTCGGAAGCGGCGTTGAAGAACGCCTGAACCGCGTTGCACGGCATGCCCGAGATGTCTGCGCCGCCGGTCACGGCCTTGACCGCTTCGGCGTTCTCGTTGTCCATTGCGGCGCGCAGCGCGCGGCGGCGCAACACGCAGATCGCGTCGACCGTCTTCTTGCGCACGGCCTTTGCGTCGAACGTCGGCAGGCGGACGCCCGGGGCGAGGATCTCGGCGCGCGAGAGCGCATCCTGGAACTCGTCGCGCAGCGCCGTGCTGTCGCCGGTTTTCGCCCCTCCCTTGCCGTCGTCGCCGCCGGCGCCGGTGCCGTCGTTGTCGGTCGTCCCGGATCCTTCGCCGAGGTCGTCGTCATCGTCGCCGGTCGGCGTGCCGCCGCCCTCGAGCTTCGTCACGCGCTCGGCGAGCGCATCGATCTTGCCGTTGGTCGCTTGGACCGCATCGAGCACCTGCTTGAGCGGATCGCTTTCGCCACCGCCCGAGCCTTCGTCACCGGTTGCCGCAACCGCGCCGGGTTTCGGATCGCCGGCCGCGCCGGGCATGTGGATGTGAATCTGGGGCTGGCCGTTGCCGCCTTCGCCTTCGCCCTCGCCTTCGTCGCCCGTCATCTCGTTCGCGACCTTCTCGAACGTGTCCGAGTCGCGCGTCATGAACGCCTTGCGCAGCTTCTCGAGCAACGTCGACTGCTTCTTGTTTGCCATGCTGGAATCTCCTGTCGGGAGTAGGTTGGAAGCGCTATCCCCGATGGAACACACGGGGCCACAGCGGGCGTTTTTCACGAGGGCGACGTGGTTTCCCACGATCACCTCCTGTCGCGCCCGCCCAGGCGCAATCTGCTCGTAGTCGGCGTCGTAGCCGTTGCTGACCTGATCGAGCGCGTCGGGCCCGTCGCTTTGAACACGGCGGATCGCCTCGGCATCGGTGATCAGCAGGTCGGCGAGCATCAGCTCGGACTGCGCGCCCTCACCGCGCCGCACGTTGCGCACGGTGCCCCGCGCGACCGACATGTAGTTCGCCGGCGTCACGAAGTCGGGCGGATGGTCGATCGTGATCGGCTTGCCCTCGAAGCTGGCGAGCGTCTCGGGGCTGAACAGCACGTCGGCCGTGCGCTCCGCGACGATCACGCCGTCCTTCGCCTCGAGCTCCGGCAGCTCGAAGTAGGCGTAGTCCTGCGAACCGACGCGCGCGATCGGCACCTCCTCGCAGAGCAGGAAGCCTTCGGGCGTCAGCGAGCGACGCGTGCCGATCTTCTCTGCGGTGAACATGCCGGATGCGGTCACGCCGTCGCGGGTATGCGCGCGAGCGCGCGGCGCGTGCGAACCGCAGGTGCACGCGTGGTCGATGGTGTAAATGCGCATGTCAGCCTTCGAGACTGGTTCGGATGCCGCGCGCGACGACGCGGCGGATTCGCTCGCAATCGGGCACGGCTCGCGTGAGCCGGCACCATACGATCAGGGACCGGATGTACAGCGGCAGCCACCATGCGGTGCGCACGCGGAACGTGAATTCGTGGGTCGCCATGGTCAATTGCTCCCCCAAACGATGCCCACCAGGCGACGGCGTCTCCCGGCTCGGACGTAAATGCACCGCCCGAGGATCTGCAGGTGCGCGAGATCGCCGTGCCGCCTGTAAGTCAGAAGCCCGGGAATTCGAAAAATGAATGGGGTCATGGCTTTCGCCTACTCGTCGGAAATGATCGGCTCGGCCCAGCAGCGGCAGTTCCAGATCTGCCCGGGGTGGAACCGCATGTACTTGCCGTTTTCCTCAACCTCGGGCGGCTCGTCCCACGCGCAGACCTTGCCCTCCATCGCGCGGTGGCCGGCGCGGACATCACTGTCGCCGCTGGTCCGCCAGATGTAGTGCGTGCTCCCGACGCTGCGCGCGCGTGCCTCGGTGAGCGACGTCGCGGCGCGCGAGACCTCGGTCCGCGCGATCAGGTCGGCGCGACTCTTCGCGACCTGGCCGGACTCCTGAATCGCCTTCGAGAGCTGCGCCGCGCGCGTGCTGTCGACCATCCCCTCGATGGTCAGCTGGTGCACGCGCTCGGCAGCCTCGAGCGGGATCGACTTGATCAGCGTCACCTGCTCGGCCATCAGCGCGCGCAGCGTCTCGCCGGTTGCCGCGCTTTGGATCTCGTCGCGCAGCGCGCGCGACATGTCGGCCGCCTGCTGCATCCACGCCTGCTCGTCGCGCCGGTTCAGGTCCGCGAGCATCCGCGCGGCGGTCGCCTCGGCCCACGGCGCGAGCGCCTCGGCGTAGCGCCGCAGCAATTCTTCGATCGTCGGCGCCGCGCCGGGATCATCGGGCGGGAACCCGTTCACGAGCACACCGACCTGCTCGGCGATCTTTCGCAGCTGAAGGCTGTACTGACGTTCGGGCCCGCTCAGGCGCACCGGGTTCTTGCGCCGGCCGCGCTTTCGGTCGAGGGTGAGCGTCATCTGCGTCGGAACAGCCTGCGGATCAGTGAATCGTTCGTGCGCGCGCCGGCGGGTGCCGTCGGCATGGTCGGCAAGGCTGTATCGATGGCCGGCGGCTCGTCGCCCTGCTCGTCGCGTTCGGCCTGCTCGATCGCCTTGTCGGAGATGTCGCCGAACATGCCGGTATCGGGTGACGATGCCTTCAGCTCGCGCATGCCCTGGCTGCGCGGAATCAGGTCCGCATCGACGGCCTTCGTTACAGAATCGACCGTCTTGTTGCCGATCTCAGCCTTCTCGGCCGCCGACATCTCCTGCAGCGGGCGGAACTCGTACGCGAAATCCTCGGGCAGCGGCTGGCCGATCTCGGACCGACACATGACGTCGAGCAGGCCGTGCAGCGGATTACGCAGCCGGCGCTCCTGCCGTGTGTGAACCTTCTCGTGGTACAGCAGCCGCGAGCCTTCGCCGGTATCGCTCAATCCGGCCGGCTGTTGGCCGAACAGGCGATCGAGCGGGATGCCAGTCGCGCCGCTCAGCTGCATCGCGAACTGGAGCATCACGTCCGACAGCCCGCTGAACGCGTATTGGTGCGTCTCGAACTTATCGGCCGCGTCGACGAGCGTGAGCCCTTCGTTCGACTGCCCGAGCCGCATCATCTCGACCTGCTTCAGCAGCCCAGCGAGCGCCGGGCCGCCGGCCGCGATGATCTCGCGCAGCTTCTCGACGCTGAGCGTGCGCAAGTGCGCCTTGTAGACGAGCTGCCCCGCGCCGACCGTCGCGCTGTCGAACGCGATTAGACGGTCCCACATTGGCTCAAGGATCGACAGGCCCCAGCCGTTCTCGCTGATCCGCTGGTAGAACGGCAACGCCTCGCCGTCCATGCGCAGCACGCGCGAGTGGTGAATACGTCCCTGCGGCAGCCCGATGGTCGACGGCAGCACGTCGTAGTACTTCGGCATGCCGAGGTCCGGGCCAAACTCGGTGACGACCTCACCGACCGGCGGCGCAACCATCCAGCGGTCGAGCACGAGCAGGCCCTTGAACTGGCCTCGCCCGATGGTCTCGCGCCGAAGCGGCTGCGACATGTCCTGGCCGTCGATCAGCATCACGGCGATCGCACCACCGTACAGCTGGGCCCACTTCCCGGTGTCGCAGAGCTGATCCCAGATTGCCTTGCGCGTGAGCGCGGTCTCCATCTTCGACACGTCGGTCGGATCGAGGCCGGACATCTCGATACCCTTGCGCGTCATGTCCTCGGGGATCGCGTCCACCGCGGCGCGCACGATCCACGAACCGCGATAGGCGGCCTCCAGCCAGACGCGGTTCCGGCTCTGGTACGTCAGCGTGTACTGCGACGCCGACGCCTGGTTGTCGGCGCCCCAGCCGAGCCGCGCCTGGAAGTTGGCGAACGAGTCGGCCGTGCGATGCGCGTGCGGCGACGAGGCCGCGCGCGCGGGCCGTACCTGCTGTTTCTTTCGCGACATTCTGGGAAATCCTGTCGTGCTTAACTGCCGAGCCGCTCCCAGACCGACAGGTCTTTCGCGCCTCCCAGCATGTCGTTGATCGCGTCGACCATCGGATCGATCTGGTCGTCGTGCATGTGCGTGTCGTCGGCCGTGAACGAGTCGCACTCGGCCAAGAAATCGCTGACCCAGGGCGCGTCGAGCGGGACGCCGACGTTACCGACGTCGATGTGGCTGACGACGTCCATCACGCGCGTCAGCTTGTCCTTCACGCGCTCGATGCCCTCGATCGGGATGCCGCCTTCGGCCTGGATGTCCTGAATCAGCCCGGTGCCGCTCGACTTGTCCTCGACCTTCATCTGGCGAAGTACCGGCGCGCCCGGGTCGTCGGCGCCGATCGCCGCGTGCTTGTTCCAGAAGTCGATCGCACGCTGCTTGAGCTCCGGTGCCTTCCATTTCCCGCGGATGAGGTCGATCAGGTACACCCGGTTGTCGTAGCCGAGGCCCCAGCACTCGAACACGCTGTAGTCGTTGCGCTCGGCCGTCTTCTGCGCCGTGTCCGCGAAGATCTTCCGGTACTGCAACTGCGGCAGCGCGCCGTAGCGCAGGAACTTGCCGCTCTGGATGATCCCGCCGCCGAGCGGCGACGGCCGCTGCATGTATTGGCCGTTGAAGACGTACGGGTCGGCCTTCTCGGACGCCAGCAAGTCGTGCAGCGGCTCCTTGTACGGCCAGTAGCTGAACCGGCCGTCGTCGTCGCGCTCCGAGCACTCAACGCGCTCGCGCACGTGCGCCGGCAGCTTCGCGACGTACTCATCGGTGATCAGCGCCGGGATCTCGATGAACTCCCACTCGCCGGGCAGCTTGCCGGACTTGATGAACCCGGTCGGGTCTTCCTCGGCGAGCCGCTGCATGATCACGATGATCGGCGTGTCCGGATTCGCCTTCCGGCTCTTCACGGTCGACAGCAGCTTGCGGTTCGCCTTGTTGCGGTTCGTCTTGCTGTACGCGTCCTCGACCTTCAGCGGGTCGTCGATGATGATCGCGCCCTGCCAGCCGTCCGCCATGTGGCCGGCCCGGAAGCCGGTGATCTGGCCGCCGAGCGACACCGCGTAGACGCCGCCGGCCTTCTTCCCGTCGACCAGGACGTTCCAGCGCTTCTTCGACTTCGCGTCGTCCGCGATTTCCAGAGGCCAGAGCGCCTGGTACTCGGTGGACGCGACGATGTCGCGCGCAGCCTCGCTGTTCAGCAGCGCCAGGTCGTCCGAGTACGAGATGTGCAGGAAGCGCGCGCGCGGGTTCAGCGCGAGCCCGCGTGCGATCAGATTGATCGCGACGAGCTCGGTCTTCGACGAGCCCGGCGGCACGTTGATGACGACGTTCTTCAGCTTGCCGTCGATCACGCGCTGCACCGCGTCCGCGATCAGCACGTGGTGCCAGTTCACGCGGAACTTGATCGCCTGCCGGTGCTTGAAGAAGTACCGGCTGAAGAACAGGTGGTCGCGCTCGCACTTCGCCTTCAGGACGGCCCGCTCGATGGCGGGGTCAATACTCGTCTTCGAGCTTGGCGACGGCGGCTGCGACCTGCTGTTCATCGACGACGACCGTCCTATTCACGATTGGGCCGCCGTCCTCCCCGGTATGCTCGAGGCGACGCCGATTCGTGAACGCGTCGCCGGCTTCCTTCGCCGCCTGTTCGAGCAGCTGCGCCATCAGCGGCAGGTTGCCGCGCTGCTCGGCGATGCCGACGGCACGATCGAGCGCGCGCAGGCGCACCGCGCGGTGCGAGACGCCGATGCGCGAGGTGTCCTTCAGAAACTCTTCGCGCGTGCGCTCGAAGATCTCCCGATACTTCTTGCTGAGCGCCGAGCCGGCGCGCTTCGTCGGGTCGTACCGCTCGCACTGCTGCGGCGACACCTCGACGCCGAACTCCTCGCGCACCGACTTCGCCGCGCGCGACGGCGTGTCGAAGCAGGCGAGCGCCTGCGTGACGAACACCTTGATGGGTTCGGGGAGTGCTGCCATGGCGGGAAATGATCAGGTTGCTACGCGGCCCGCAGAATGCAGGTGCCGCAGGCGCGCGCGATGTCGGCGTGGCCGACTTCAGGCGCGCGGCGAGCGGCGTCGACCAGCTTCGCGGTATCGCCGGCGCCCCCACCGACGCCATAGCGCCGGACGATGCCGACGAACTCCTCGACGTCGTGCCCGCGGATGCCGAGCTTCGGCAGGCCGCCCTTGGTGAACGCCGGCGCGCCGAACTCGTCGAGGCGCTGGCCGATGTGGTACAGCTCGTGCTCGACCAGCGCGCACCATTCCAGGTCGCTGCACTCGCGCGCGTAGTGCGCGTCGAGCGTGATCAGGAAGGCCGGCACGCGGCCGAACCACTCGCAGAGCTGCTGCTCCTGCCGGGCGCGCTGCCAGCCGCCGGCGCGGATCATTACCTCTTCGCACTGACCGACGACGCGGCGCATCTGGCGCACGTTCTCGACGGCCGCCCAGAGGTAGGCGACGTCGGCGTCGACGAGGTGCGCGTGATCCGGGTTGTGCAGCGGCGCGCCCGCGCGCAGGAGCGTCTCGTTCACCCACTCGGCGACGCCGTCGGCCGGCACGATGCGGCGGATCCAGTTCGAATCGTGGAAGAGGATGTCGGGCGGTGCCGGACGATGCACGATCACGTTACCCATATATCGTCAATTGGCGTAAACACACCCACGAAAGTGTGGCAGCCCCTCTTGAAGCACGACTACGCGCCTCAATGTCATTGAATGGCATCCGCCATTCCATAACGCTTCGAGGGAAAAATGAATACTCAGAACCGCCCCATTTCGATGGGTCAGATGTCGACGACGTCAGCAGTGAACTCGATTGCTGATTCGGCAATCCTCGCCACTCTCATCGCCACCACCACGAAGATGGATGGTGCGACGATCGAAGAATTCCGCAAAGTGGTGCATAAAATGATCTCCGCACCTACGAGCGGCCCCAGCGAGGCCGCCATCGCCCAACTCGTCCGCGAACGTGTCGACGCGGTCATCAACAACGCGAAGACCTTCTCCGGCAATTAACATCAACGAAAAAGCCCGCTGGCTTTCGCTCGGCGGGCTCGGAATGCCACTGGACAACGAAGCGATCCCGTGTCACCGATCAGAGAACGAGCGAGTCACACCTCATCGATCGTTCCATAGAACTCCAGGAGCGCTCGGTAGACGAAGTTCACAACGTCCGAATCGCTTCCGGTATTCCACTCGAACTGCCCCGGAACAGTCCACGTTGCCGATCCGCTCTCGTCAAACAAGAACGCCCAGAATTCCTTGGGTTCAGGCTTAATGGGATTTCCAACCAATCGATACAAGCGATAGCGCCCGCGCAGTTCGCCGCCGTCTGATGCATGAGCGACATGGTCGAAAGCAACAATTACGGTGCCGCTAAACGTATCGAAGGCAAACCCGGGAGGCGATATCGACTCGATATCGCGCCACTTTACTCCAAGCGTCGCCGAACCAGGCCGTTCTGCCACAGCCTTGAACTTGTCGCGAAAGGCAGTCGCTGCGATGTTCAGCTGGCCAGCGGTACGCGCGGTTTCGACCGCTACCCCTTGTTGCTGAGCAGTATGCTTTGGCATTTCTGGTCTCCAGTGGTTGGAAACCAAATATTGATCAACTTGCGACTTCCGAACAAGGGGATAAACGAAAAAGCCCCTGCCTTTTCCCGGCAAGCTCTTTCCTTCCGCGAGTATTCCAAGTTGCTGCCGTAGAATCGTCGAGCCGGAATTCGCCGGCCAAACGCTACTGGAGGCATATGTCAGCCAATTTTGATGCCCGTAAAGAGGCAATCGACCTTGTGAAGGAAGCGGTAAAAGCTGGAGCCTTTGCACCCCTTCAAAACTGGAACGGCCGCGCGGAGGGACACGGGCAGCAACTTGCACATGCTATTGGCGCTGCAGTGCAGCTGCTCAAGCAAAAGTTGGAAAACCTGTAAAAAAGCCCGCTGGGCTTTTGCTCAGCGGGCGCGGTGTGTCTGGTGCCAGCAGGGCGGCGGAAACCCGTCTGCGCCTGCCGGCGCGCTGGCTGATCACCTCGCTGCGTCTCCCCCGCCGGCGCAGCTAAGGCCAAGGCAAGTATAGCGCGGCGGCAATCGCAACGAAAAAGCCCGCTTTCGCGGGCTTCGTTGCTTCGGACGCACGTATGACGTGTATCGAATACTGCGAATTATTGTGCATGAAATGCACATCGTCAAGCGGTTTCGCTCTCCCTCAACAATCCGGCGGCCGACAGCTTGCGCTCGATCGCGGACCAGGCGGCCTGCGACACGCCGACCGTCTCGCCCTTCTGATCCCCGTCGATCCAGAGGCGGACTGCCGCGTTCTGCTTGCTGACCGTGTTCCGGTGAGCCTCGCAGTCGTCAGCGATCTGCGACAGGTCGCACTTCACCCCGAACAGCCGCTCGATGATCGCCCGCCGCACGCGGAAGTGCGAGAAGCCGGAGCAGTAGGCGGCGGACGCCTGCGTCAGCCACCCGATCGCCGCCTGCCACTCGAGATTCGGCGTGCGCCCGCTGCAACATGCCGCGCCGCATGAGCACGGCAGGTCGTGCGGCGCCGCACGCGCGACGATCACGGAAAGGTGCAACTCGGGCAGCTCCCAGAGGTGCCGGCGGATCTGCCCGGCCTGCCCGGCGCCGTCCAGTCCGACCAGGCCCATGCCCGTGCCGATCGACTCGCCGCGCAGCCGCTTCGCCAGCATCGTCTCGCCGTACTGCTGCGACGAGTAGCAGAGCGCGAACCGCACGGCGTCGAACGCCGATTTGAACTCGACGACGTCGCTCATCGTGCACCCCGCGTCGTCATCGCCAGCGCCTTGCGCGTGTTGAGCTCGGCCATGTAGCCGGACAGGTTGCTCGTGAAGTCCGGACGGATGCGCGTGTCGACGTGCGACCCGGGTGAGCGGCTGGTGCCCGCGAGCGAGTACATCCGGCCGCGGGCCTCGGAATGGCTGTCGAGGCGCGCGAGCGCGACGTCGAGCGCGAGCAGCTGGCGCACCGACGAAACCGGATGCTTCAAACGACGGGCGAGGTCGTGCGCTGAGTACCGGATGCCGGGCTTCATGGTCGCGATGATCGCGTTGATGGTGAGTTTTCCGTTTGCTTTCAAGGCCCCGCTCCTTATGCTGACTTCAAATTCAATTCGATCGCCTCGATGCGCACGCCCGGCACGCACGCGTAGCGCTTCGAGATCCAGAGGTCGACCACCTGGCCGTCGTCGGCGTAGACGACCCCGTTCATGCCGCCCTTCAACGCCGGGGCAACGTTGTTGACCGCGCCCCTATCCCATTCGATGCTCATTCCACAACCTCCGAATACCGTTTGCGTCAACTTCCTAGGCCCGCTGCAAATTCAACTCGATAACCTCGACTCGCACTCCAGGGGTGCGGGTGTAGCGCTTTGACACCCACCCATCGACGATCTGAGCGTCATCGACGTACACGATCCCGTTCAGGCCGCCTTCAATGGATTTCGCGACGTTCGACCAGTCCGGCTTCTTCGTCGCGCCGATCGCGCCGGCGGCTGCCGCGTCCTGGCGCTTCTGCGACCAACTCGCCGGGATCGGCAGGCCGATGTTCACGATCAGGCGCACCGGGCCCTCATACGGCTGCGTGTCGCGCATCGCCGCGCGTGCGGCCATCTTCACGAGGTTCTCGTAGCGCTCGGTCGCCTCGGGCGTGAACGTGCGGACGTGCGCACCGTGGCGCGCGAATCGCGGCCGACCCTTCGCAACCGGCTTGCCGGGAACGACGAACTCAACGCGGCGCGCGACAGGCGATTCCGTGATGAAGGTTTGCTGGGTCATGCCCACCACCCTTGCCCGTGCCCGGGGCGAACCGAAGCCTGCCGGCGCAGGTCCGCGGCCGCGCGCGGGCTCATGACGATCGTGTGACCGCCGACGATGTACGACATATCGGCCGTGCCGAAGAAGTCGCGCATCCACTGGTTCAGGTCGCTCACGAACTCGGCGGGCATCAGCTCGGCAAATCGCGGAGAAACCGTCATGCGCGGAACGTCAGCGCACAGCGGCGACTCGATCACATCCATTCCCATGACCCTCATGCCGTCACCTCGTCGCTCACGTCATCGGTCACCGGCACGCCGCTGATCGGGCGCAGATTGCAGTCGTGGATCTGACCTTCGGTGCACCACGTACCCCGCATGGAACGCATCGGCAAGCGGTGCTTCACGTTCCAATACGCGCCCCACGCGTCGAAGCCGCCGAGGCTCTGCACTTCGACGATCACGTCGTTGTTTTCTGGCATGACCATGCCAGTCGTGACCGCCAGATCACCCGGTTTGCAGTTCATCTCCCCTCCCCCAGCAGTGCGCCGGCCGCGACCGGGCCGGCATTGTTGCGAAACGCGCGGTTGTGCTCGTCCCACCACGGGCCGTCGCCCGCGGCGCGGAACACGCGCAGCTTGAATTCGAATGCGTGCTCGTCGGGGCCTTGCTCGTGGCCGAGCTGGCGCCCACGCTCAACGATGCCGGCCCACGAGCGCCACCAGTCGCCCGCGACGCGGGGCACGCCGCCAGCGTTCGAGGAGCGCGCGGCGATGGCGTCGCTGAGAATCCGGTCGAGGAAGCCGACGTTGATCGGCTGCGTCGAGCCGTCCTTCGCGCGCCGCTGGCGCGCCGTGGCGACGGCGGTCAGCACGTCCTCGCGCGTTGCGCCGCGCAGCGGCCAGCTGGCAACGCACTCGTCGCTCGCGGCAACGCTCACGCCCGATGTGCGCAGGATCTCGACGAAAGCGGCGGCGGCGTTTTGCGCATCCTCCGCTACTGCCTGTGCTGTGCCGCCGCCGCTATGGTTTACATATTGGTTATTGGTTCTTGGTTCTTGGTTAGTTTTAGAACCGGTTATGTCTGGGGGGCCACTGGCAACCGGATCGGAACCCGACGAAAACCCACTGGGTTTTTCTTGGGTTTCAGCTGGGTTCTGTTTGGTACCCGACTCGCTAGCCGTCCGCTTTTTCGGCCGGCCGCCCTTTTTCCCGTTCTCCTGGGCGGTTTCGGCGCGCAAACGGTAGGCTGCGATCTCGATTTCGCATCGTTCGTGGACGTATCCGGCGTCCGTCTGCGTGAACTTGAAACGCAACAGGTTCGCCACGGCGCGGCGCTCTTCCTCGGCGCTCACGCCGACGGCGTAGCACACCGCGTCCAAGTCCAGCGGGAGGGGTTTCTCGGTGTCGTAGTAGACGTCGATCAGGTCGCGGTAGATCCAGCGCTCGACACGGCTCATGTTGACCGTGCCGGACCGGAAATCGCCGATATGGTGGGGGTAGTAATTCATCAGGATCCCCGAGCTACGGTGAGAGGATTCGGGAGGTCGTTCATCGTGCTTCCCACAGATGCTTTTGCCCGCGCAGGTGCGCCGCGGTGTCGATGCGCGGCCGCGCGGGCGTGTTCCAGTTGCCGCCGCCGCGCGCGCCGACGAGTCGCCAGCCGGCGCCGCGCAGGCTCGCGCCGCCCTCGCCGGCCAGCGTGTAGGTGATCAGGCGCAGATAGCCGAGCGCGCGGGCCGCGCGCCACGCCGCGCCGTACAGCGCCGAGCAGGCGTTCCGTGTGCCATCGGTGCAGCAGCGCGTGACCTCGAGGGTCCAGCCGTCATCGTTGCCGCGTGCGACGGGGCGACCAATGATTGCCACGCCGCACACGCCGGTCTGGTCGTATCGGCCCATCAGCATGTCGTCAGCGATCGCGACGCTGAACTTGTGGCCGACGACCGGCGCATGGTGCCGATGGTGCTCGGCAACAAAGGCGTTCGCCTCTTCGAGTGAAATCGGGACAATGACGAGACTCACGAGGCCTCCAGCATCAGGCCGGGCTGCCGCAGGCGATCGCGCTGCAGTGGCTCGTAATCCGGGTTCAACTCGCAGCCGAGGAACCGGCGACCGAGCCGCTGCGCGACCTGACCCGTCGTGCCGCTGCCGAAGAACGGATCGAATACGACGTCGCCCGGCCGGCTGCCGGCGAGCACGCAGGGCTCGACAAGCGCTTCGGGGAAGGTCGCGAAATGCGCCTCAGGATATGCCTGCGTAGGGATCGTCCAGACTGATCGTCGGTTTGCGCCTTCCTTCGGCCGATAGTCGGCGGGAGCCTGCGCGCCTTTCTGCCGACCGTCACGATGGAACGTGCCATGCGCGCCGGCGTCGGTGGCCCACCCGTCCGGAGCCTTGTACCGATCGCGCCGCTTGTAATCCATCGTGTCGAACGACTGCGCCTTCGTCTCGCCGCTATACGGCGTGCGAATCGCATCCGCGTCGAAGTAGTACCGCTCGTTCTTGCTGAGCAGGAACAGGTACTCGTGCGCCTTCGTGCAGCGGTCGCGCACGCTCTCCGGCATGGGGTTCGGCTTATGCCAGATGATGTCCTGCCGCAGATACCAACCGGCATCCTGCAGCGCGAACGCGAGGCGCCACGGCTGGCCCATCAGGTCTTTTGCCTTCAGGCCGGTGCGCTCACGCGATCCGGTACCGCTGCCGCGGTGCTGCGCGGCCGCGATCTGCTGCGCGCTGATCACCGAGCGGTCCGACATCTGGCCCGTGCGCCCCTGCGCGCCCCACGAGCCGGCGTACGCGTCGCCCATGTTCAGCCAAAGCGTGCCGTCGTCCGCGAGCAGCTCGCGCGCGAGCTCGAACACGCCAACAAGGGTGTCGATGAATTCGCGCAGCGTCGGTTCCTGCCCGATCTCGCGGTGCTTGTCAGGGTGCCCGTCCGGCAGGTACGAGCGCAGGCCCCAGTACGGCGGCGATGTGACGATCGTCTGCACGCGCACGCCGTCGGCGATCATCGCGCGCATCAGGTCGCGGCAGTCGCCGCGGTGGGAACGATCGAGCCAGTTCATGCGGCCTCCCGCGCAATGTGTGGAAGCGGTTCAACTGCCGTTCCGATCGCATTCTGAATGCGCTCGAGCTGATGACGGAGCCGCTTGACTTCGGCATCAGTGCTGAGCCGGCGTGCGGCCTCCTTGCAGGCACTGGCAATTTCCCATGCTCCAGCACTCTCCGATAGCCCAAGCGCGCGCGCGAGCTCGATGCGTGCGCCGTCGACCTGCGCGGCGTCACGCTCGGCATGCTCTTTCGCGCGATCAAGGATCAGCCGACGTTCGCGTTCGGCCTCGTCGGCGAGGCTCTCAAGCCGGTCGGTGGCCGTCTTCAGGCGGCGCTCCGCATGCTGTTGATCACGCACGGCATCTGCAACAACGTTGCCGAGGCGCGCTCGAAGCTTCTTTTCGAGCGTCCATTCATTGCAGAGGCCAGTGCGCAGCTGTTCGTGGGCATGGTTCGCGAGCCGCGCCATGCCGTCGATGATCAACTTCACCCACGCGTCGCGCGGCAGGTTCTCCATGTTCTTCAGCGTCGGGCCCTTCAGCGACCGCCAGCCGTCGGGGCCTCGCACGATCAGGCCGCAGCCGGCAGGAATGTCTTCCTTCTTCAGCAACCCGGCCGGCGCCGCGAAGATCACGCCAGCGGCGAAACGGAGGTACGACGTCCACTTCCCGGCTGTCACATCCCGGCGAAAATCAGCGACGCTGATCTTGCATTCGTATGCGATCGGCTGGAAACGCGTGAACGAGCACGGCACCGAATAGACGTCGGGCCGCGGCGAGCCGGCCGGCCCGAGTTGCATGTCGGTCCATACGAGGCGATCGGATGCTCCGCGAAGATGCTCGGCGAGGTCTCGGGCGAGATCGTCGTGGTTCCAGTTCATGCGCCCTCCGCCGACCGTGCTACGATCGCGCCAAAATAAACATCGGGGAAATCATGAAACGCGCGTGGAAAATCACTCACCTTGTATTCGTCGCGTTGTTGATCGCTATTGGCTATTTGGCAGTCACTTGCGCCGCCATCGCGATATTTCGGGCGAACGTCGATCCGAAAGACTTTTGGACGGCAATCGGCGTACCAGTCAATGCGCTGGTTGCGATTGGCACGTTTGGAGCAGCGGGCGCTGCACTGTGGATTTCGAAAGATCAGCGCAGACAGCAGAAAAATGACGACGCCATACGAGCCAGCCTTTTCGCAGCCGGCGCGGTCCCGAAACTTGAAAGCGCACTTTGGAAGACTGGATCCGCATGTGTTGCCGTCGAATCTGCCTTTACCAATCTTCAGGATGTAAGTGGGCAGACAGCCGATTCGCTTGAAGAACACGCGCAAGCAGCCAAGAGAGCTTCGGAAAGTCTTGAGGGAATTCCATATCTCAGCTTTGACGAGATTCGAAGCATGGTTGAACTGCCCGATAACTGCGCGATGCAGATCGAAGCAGCACAGGGACGCATGCGTGCCGCAATGGCAGATCTCCGCGAAGTGGAAGTCAGGCAGGCAGGACTGGCCAAAGAAATCGCCGAGATCGAGGCGGACGAATATAGTGACCATGAAATCAAATTGGAACTTAAGGCGATGCACGTCGACATTGATGCGCAGTATCAAAGCGACCTCTTGTCCAACGCTCGCGACCGACTCACAGAAGCGGAAGTGCTGCTCCAGAACGCCATCCGATTGTGCACGGACCACTGCAGTGCAATTGACACCAAAATCTTCGACGCCAAGTACGGCAATCGATGATTCGAGTGTGGGCGTGCGTTGAGACAGATGCATCACCACGCACCCTCCTTTATGTCGTCGATCGGCGCCGCCTCGGGCCGCACGCGCTCGATCATCCAGAGCTGGTCCGGATGGAACGCGAGATAGTCCTGCGGGGGATCGCGGAAGATGAAAAGGTGCTTCTGCTCGACGACGCCGAGGTACAGCATGGGGCGTCCGAGCTTGCGGATGAAAGGCTTGCCGATGTCGCGCTGGCTGAGTGTCAACGTCATGCAGCCGCCTGACGCTGACCGAACGCCTGTTGAACGAACTCGCCGATCGCCTGCTGGCTGAGACGGCGGTATTCCTCAATCGCCTTGCGCTCCTCGATCGCGAGCCACTGCCGCGGGTAGTCGCAGCCCGTGAACATGCAGAACAGGTGCAGCTTCGTCGCCGGGAACGGTCGGCGACCGGCGACCAGGTCAGCGAAGTGCGGATAGTGGATGCCGCAGTTCCGCGCGAGCGTCTTGCGGTCGAATCGGCGCAGGCCCAGCTCGAGCGCGCGTTCGAGACAAGCCTCGAACGTCATCGCTTCGATGTCCCGCTCCGGCAGCGTCGCGGCCTGCACCCACGGCGCGAACATCCTGAATTCGGTCTGGTTCATTCGAAAATTCAATCGTTACCCAGTTGAATACCCACTTGCTTACCCAGTTGGCGCCGGGGCGAAATAACGGCCAGGACGTGCCTGGCCGATTCAAACGACGAGGGCCTGCGCAAACCGGTTACACGGGGGGTGCCTCGAGCAATTCGGGCCAAACCCGCTTGATTACCTCGACCGGAAACATCTCCGTTCGCGTAACTTGACCACCTGTCTCGCGTTCGATCGGCCGGCCAAACGGAATCGGGATGGGACGCTCGCCACTTGCCCAGCGGCTAACGTCGGATGCGTGAGCGTCAATCGCTCGGCTGAGTGCCGTGAGTCGGCCGCGCTCGGCGGAGAGGTAGGTTTTCAGGTCCATGGGCGGACTTTAGCGAAACGCGAAAGGAATGTCTATAGCGTTTCGCGCATATACGCCTTTAGCGTTTTGCTATTGAATGCCACACATGAAGGACATCGACGAAATCCGCCGGGATAACCTCCGGCTCATTGAAGCGGAGCACGGCGGCCCGGCTGCAGCAGCTGCGGCATGCGGTATGTCCCATTCGCAGTTCACGAATCTGCGAGACGGCGCCAGGGATTCGAAAACCGGCCGGCCGCGTGGAATGCGTGCCGCCACGGCGCGCAAGATTGAGGAGAACATCGGCAAGCCCGCGGGCTGGCTTGATACCGACCACTCTTTGGCGACGCCTGCCAGCCAATCAACAGGCATCCCAGCTGGATGGGAGAAATTGAATCCCGCTCAGCGGGCGCAGGTTGAATCCTTCATCGGCTGGATCCTGTCGCAATCGCCCACGCATGCAGACGATACCCAGTCAGCAAAGAAGCGGTTCGGCAAAGGCGCCTGACGCCGCCACGCGCGTGTCTACCCGCGGCTGAAGGCACGAATCTGGGAACAGCCAATCTCGGGTCAAGATCAATCCCTCCCCATCGTCGGCCAGTCCGAGCACCGGTGCGCCGACGAGTTCGCACTCCCAGCGCCCGTCTTCGTACAGCTGCACGACCGCCACAATCCGATCAACTAAGGCCATGTTCGTCGAGTGCACGACTCGCGCGATATCACCCGCCTTGCACCGCAGCTCAGTCCCCTTCGCCTTTCGATTCATCCCAGCCCTCGCTCTTCTCCGCCACAATTACTGTATGCATGTACAGTAGTTTATCCCCATATCCGAAAATCTTTCAACTGCCGTCAGCAGACGCTTAAGAGAACCGCGTCCAGCACGGCTGTTACAAATTTCCCACCGAATTTTCGCGTTTCGCTATAGACACGACTTTCGCGTTTCGCTAAAGTCTCTTCCAACGCGGCACCGACGCCGCGCCACCGCCCCAGGCGGAACGTTCTTTAACAACCGAAGGTAAGCCGGGACCGCGCGAGCGGAGCAACCGGCCGGCGCGATCTGCGTCGTGAGTCAGGACGGACGCTGCGGAAGACCGCAGCGGTATGTAAGACCCGAGCAAACCTGATGCAAGACAGCCAGCACCACGTGTCCGATGGCTTCGTAATCGGCACAAACCTCGCGCGGCCCGGAGCCGGCTCGGCCGGGAGTGGCCGGGCGCGCGAGTGATGCAGTTCTGACCGGTGGTGGTTCGTTCTCTCGAGGCGTCACCGGTCAGGACTGAGCGCAGATGCTTCGCCGCTGTTCAAGACTTCAATTCAGTTAGCAATCCTACTTTCATGTGGAGGATGCGATGCACATTCCTCGAACCCATAACCACAACGTGCGCCACCTGCCGGCGCTGGTCGACCGCCAGTCCGACCAGCTGCAGGCGGCGTCAGACGACGCCGCGCTGGCGCGCGATGAGCGCAACGACGCGATCGCCGAAGGCGTCACGTTCGACGTGCTGCCATTTTCGACCGAGCAGATCGCTGTGCTCGACGCCGCACTGCGCCGCGGGCGGATCGAGGACGTGTACGAGGTCTGGAACGTCTGCAAGGACGTTCTCGCCGCAGAGATCGAGCGGCGCATCGCCGACGCCGATCTCGCCGCCGCTGGCTCGCGCTTCCCGCGAACGTACTGCTCGCAATGCGGCCAGTGATTCGGGCCAGGAAACGAAGGCTTCAGCCTATGCCGAGACCATTTCGCACGCCGTCCGCGCACCGACTAACCGACGTCGCCCGTCACGCCGGGCAATCACATCACTGCATCAGCCAGGAGACTCAAAAATGAATCGCAGACCGAATCCGCAGAAGGCCGTTGACGATTGGAACGCTCGTGTGCGGGTGGGTGCTGCTGTCGAGTATTCCGAGGTGCGCGGCGATCCGCCGAAGACTTTCACGACTCGCGCCGCAGCCGAAGTCCTGAGCGGCCACACCGCAGTCGTGTGGCTGAACGGCAAGAGCGGATGCGTGGCGATCAGCCATTGCACTCCCATCTGATCTGCGGCGGGCAATCACACCACACACAGGGGGACGAGATGAGCTGCGGATACCAAGGATCGCACTTCGGCGCCCGGTACCAAGACGGCTGCTGCATCGATGGCTATCTGTGGGATCTGGATAGCTGCGACGAGCCCGGCGGCCCGCTTCACAACGGCGGCGACGAGCCGTGCCCGAACTGCAACACGCACGAATACGTGCTCGGTTGCGACGATCTGCACCTGACCGGCAACGCCAAGCAACGACGCACGCAGGTCCGCGCAGCCATCCGTCGCGTCCGGTCGTGGGCCGCTGTTTGAGCAACCGCGCCCGCTACGGCGAGCATCAGGTCGAAATCCCCGGAGGAAGAGCCGTTCAAGTCCGGGTGATCTGCGCGTGATGCGCGCACTGACGAGACCGGCATTTCATCGAACAAGAACTTCGAGGGACCACATGGAAACGATCAACGACGGCGGACCGGCATTCCCGGTCAACGACCATCAGTTCGTGCACCGCGTCGGCGCGGCGGCAGTTGAAGGCGTCACCGACTCGGCCGAACGCGACCGGATCTACACCGAGGCAACGGCCCGCGCGAGCGCTGGCATGTCGCTACGCGACTACTTCGCGGCGCACGCGCCGGCGGTTCCCGCCGACTTTAAGGCGATCATGGTGCCGCGCCTAGAAAGCGGCGGCAGACTGACTCGCGTGGTGAAACGTCCCGAGAGCGAGACAGAACGCATTATCCGTTGGCGTTGGCACTACGCCGACATGATGCTCCGCGCGCGAGGTGCCTGACATGGAACAGACCAGGTACACGACCGGCCAAGCATGGCTCCGACGCGCAATCGAGCTGGCCACCGCGCGAGCGCGAGCGAATTTCGAATACGGCGAGCTGGGTTCGGACTGCACGGCTACCGAGTCGGCCGACGCCTACGCGCGCACACTCGCCGCCGACCTCGAGCTCGAGGCGCATCTTCGCTTCGCGTCCGAGGCCTTCGACGCCCTCCACCTCGTCGCCTCGAAGACCGTGCTCACGTCGGGAATCCGCGCGATCGTCGACGCCGCGCTTGCGAAGGCCGGCGACCGCGCACCGGAGCCCGTGCGGCACATCACCGTCGCGGGGGTGGATCGATGAGCGCGCGGAAGCAACCGCAAGGCACCTTCGACGGCGACGAACGCGTGCTGACCGAAGACGCTCAGGCCGATCGCGACGAATTCGACGCCGACTACCGCGATCGCGGTTGCTCGTGCTTCATCAGCCCGCCGTGCAGCTTCTGCACCCATCCGGGTAATCCACGCAACCAGGACGAGGACGAGTCCTGCTGGAAGGAGGTCTGATATGTCATCCCTCAAGTCCCCCGCCCAATGCGGCGATCTCGCCGAAAAGCTGATCGCCGATTACGTGCGCAACTGCGGCGCATACGGCAAGCCTCAGGCACTCGCAAACGTGATCGAGATGCTGATCAGCAAGGCGGCACTCGGCATCGCCATGGTCGGCAGCGAGACGATCGCTCAGCAGATTCTCGACCGGACGAAACACAACGTCGCGACGTACGCCGAGCGAAACCTGCGGAGGGGTCAGTGATGCGCGCCCTCTCCCTCCACCGGCCGGCAGCCGACAACGCACTGCTGCGCGCCGCCGCGCGCGGCCCGCGCATGCGCTATGTGATCGAGGGCTCGGTCTGGGCTGCGGCCTTCGGCGCCGCGGTCGGCGCGCTCTGGTTCGGCGTCGACTTGGCCGGCCCGTATCTCAGGAGTCTCGGATGAACACGCCCTTCGACTACCTCGGCGCGCTCCTCGAGCGAATCCACAAATGGAATCCCATAGCCGGATACCTTGTCGCGCTCGCGATCGCCGCAGTGTGCACGCTCGTGCTGGCGCGCCTGAACGCCGATGGTTCGGCTGTCGCCCCAATCGTCGCGAGGTCGGCATGAGCCGCTTCACTGATCACGCCGACCGCTTCGAGCGCCGGCACCCGCGCGCCGCACGCGCGCTCGTCGTCGCGATCCTCGTTGCGGTCGCGCTACTCGCTGTCGCCGTCGACAGCATCGCCAAGCACCACGGAATTCTGTAGACCCGCCCACCCATGCCGCCCCGCATCCAGCGAGGGCGCAGCCGCTACCGCACGTATCGAATCCCGGCGCTGCCGCGTCGCGCGCTTGCTCGCCATTCGCGTCCCACCATCGCCATCCCAGGAGCATCACGAGATGAAAACTATCGACACGCAACCCGTCGAGTCGTCGCAGATCCACAGCATCGGCTACGACGCCGAAACCGAAACGCTCGCGGTCCGCTTCAAGGGCCGCACCGGCGAGCCGACGTCGCTGTACCACTACTCGAAATTCGCGCAGGCGAACTTCGACGCGCTGAAGACGGCTGACTCGATCGGATCGCACTTCTACAAGCACATCAAGCCGTTCGCCAAGCGCTTCCCGTACGTGTGCGTCGAGAAGATGCCGGCGCCGGCCGCGGACGTTGACGCCGAAACCGCAGGTGCAGCATGACTCCGTCGATCTATGCCGTGCGCGCGTCGAGCTGGGGCGGGCTATTCGATTGCGCGCATCGCTGGGAAGGCATCCACCTCCTGAAGATGCGCAACGTCGTCGGCCTGCGCGCCGCGCTGGGCACCGCCATCCACGCCGGCACGGCCGCCTACGACCAGAGCGTGCTCGACGGCTCCGGCCTGACGGTCGACGACGCGGCCGGCGCGTTCATCGACAAGCTGCACGACCCGTCGAACGAGTACAACCCGGCGAGCGACGATCTCAACCTGAAGGAAGCCGAGCGGATCGGCATCTCGCTCACGACGAAGTACTGCCTCGAGATCGCGCCGCGCTACGACTTCGTCGCGGTCGAGATGGAGACGAAGCCCCTCGACATCGAGTGTGGCGGCGGGATCGTGATCCGCCTCACCGGCACCATGGACCGCGCGCGCGTGCGGCGCACCGCGCTGGGCCCGGGCATCGCCGACCTGAAGAGCGGCTCGAAGGCTGTTGCCAAGGGCGTCGCCGTCACGAAGGGGCACGGCCCGCAGATCGGCACGTACGAGCTGCTGTATGAGCACACGACCGGTGAGCAGATCGGCGATACCGCCGAGATCATCGGCCTGAAGACGAAGGGCATGCCCGAGGTCGCGACCGCACCGATCGCGAACGCGAAGCGCGTGATGCTCGGCACCGAGGACACGCCCGGGCTGATCCAGTTCGCCGCGGACATGTTCCGCTCCGGCCGCTTCTACCCCAATCCGAAATCGCTGCTGTGCGACCGCAAGTACTGCCCGCGCTACGGCACCTGCCAATTCCACGACTGACGAGAGACCATTCCCATGAACGCACCCGTTCAACTGCAAAACGTGAAGGCCGCCGGCGGCGCTGTCTCGGCGATGCCAGACCAGGCCGTCGACATGTTCACCGAGCGCGGCTTCATGCTCGCCAACCGCATCGCCAAAGCGTACGCGAGCAGCGACGCTGTGCCTGCGCAATTCCGCATGCACAACCTGAAAAAGGTGAACGGCGAGGAGATCTGGGTCGAAAACTCTTCCGCGATCGGCAACTGCCTTGTCGCGATCGAGGTCGCGCGCGCGGTGCGCATGTCGATCACTGCCGTAATGCAGAACGCCGACATGATCGAGGGGAAGCTCCGCTGGTCTGGCAAGTTCGTGATTGCCGCCATCAACGCGTCCGGCCGGTTCACCCCGCTTCGCTTCCAGATGGTCAACCGTGGCCGAATCAAGGCTGCATACAAGGAAAAGACCGGCTGGGATCGCGAGGCGCGGCGCCCGATTTTCGCCGACCGGGAGGTCGAGGTGGACGACGTCGAGTGCATTGCGTGGGCGCTCCCGAAGGGCATCCCCGAACCGCGCATCACACCCGAGGATCTGCGCAAATACCAGGGGCGCATGCTCGATCTCTACAAGGCGATTGGCATGCCCGTGATCGAGTCGGCACCGGTGACCATGAAGATGGTCGTCGAAGAAGGCTGGTACGGCAAATCCGGCTCGAAATGGCAGGGCGAGATGCGCGCGATCATGTTCCAGTACCGCACAGGCAGCTTCTTCGGGAACATCCACGCGCCGGACATCGTTATGGGCATGGGCCGCACGACCGAAGAAGAAATCGACATCGTCGACGTCAATGCCGACGGATCATATTCCGTCAACCGCTCGACTCTCGACGAGCTGCGCGAGCGCGCGCCGGCCGCAGAAGAAGTGCCGCGCACCGCCGCGCCGGCCGGTCACGCGACCGCTACCGAGCCGGCGACCGACGCCGCGCCGCCGGAACGCGAAGAAACCGGCGCGCCGCCAGCCACCGACGGCCAACAAGGCGGCTTCGACTTCGACGTCAGCGGCCTCGTGCGCGGCATCCGCGAGGACATCGAATCCGCCAAGACCCCCGAGGATCTCGACCTGGCGCGCAGCGCGATCGCCGGCGTGCCGAACGAAACCGCCAAGGCCGAGCTGAACGCCCTCGCCTCGGCGCGCATGCGCGAAATCAATGCCGCCGCGGAGCAGGCAGCCGGCGGCACCATGGCGACCCAGACGACTGCGCCGGCCGGCCGGCGCGCCCGCGCGCCGATCAGCGCCGATTAACTGGAGCAGAACATGAAGATCACCGACGTCTACGTCTCGAACGTGCTCGGGATCCGCGCGGCCGACGTGCGGCTCTCGAAGCCGGTCGCCCTTTTCACCGGCCCGAACGGCGCCGGCAAGAGCAGCCTGCAGGAAGCCGTCCGCATGGCACTCACAGGCGACACGGTCCGCGTCGCCCTGAAGAAGGAATACGGCTCGCTCGTCACCGAGGGCGCAGACACCGGCCAGATCGTCGTCGCATGCGGCGAGCACGCGAACAGCGTCGCCCTGCCCGCCGGCAAGATCAAGCGCGAAATCGCGGAGGATCCTCGCCTGCCGTTGGTGCTCGACGCCCAGCGCTTCGCGCACATGACGGCGACCGAGCGCCGCACGTTCCTGTATGACCTGATGGGCGTGAAGATCGGTCTCGACGAAATGCGCGCGCGGCTGCTCGACAAGCTCGGCCTGCGCGCCGATGCGCTGCCGGCGCCGGCCGCCGCGCGGCTCTCGGCGATCACGCCGATGCTGCGCGCCGGCTTCGACGCGGCGCACAAGGAAGCGGCGGACCGCGCGCGCGGCGCGAAGCAGTCCTGGCGCAGCGCGACCGGCGAGACGTACGGCAGCCAGAAGGCAGCGACGTGGCGGCCGACGGTCGTCGAGTTCGACGAGGCCGCGCTGCGCAAGCTGACCGCCGACCGCGCGGCGATCGACGACCAGATCGGCGAGCTGCAGCAGCAGATCGGCGCCGCCGACGCGGCGGACACCGCGGCACGCACGCGTGCGGCGAAGATCGCCGACCTGCGCACACGCGCCGCTGGCTACGCGAAAGCGGCCGAACTCGCGCAGTTCGCAGATGCCCAGGTCGCCGAATTCCTGCCGAAGGTCGAAGCGCTGCGGGTGCGCGCCGGCGCGGCGCCGACGGGCGCCGAGTGCGCGTGCCCCGAGTGCGGCGCGCTGCTGCGCTACCTGAACGGCGTGCTGTCGGCGGCGGCCGCTGCTGGCGTGCGCGACGAGGATGCAATCTCGAAGCTCCCCGAATACGAGCAGGGCCTAAGGACGCTGCAGAACGCCGCGGCAAACCGCAAGCGCGACCTTGAAGCCGCCGACACGGCTGCAACGCAGCTGCGCGCGCTTGAGGACGACGCGGAGGACAGCGGCGCGGCCGCCGCGCGCGAAAGCGGCGACGCGGCACGCTCGGAGCTGGCCGACCTGCAACGCCGCCGGAAGCAACTGGACACCGACATCACGACGTTGCGCGAGATCGAGCGCCGCGCCACCGGCGCCGCGGATCTGGCGAAGGCCGCCGCCGCGCTGCACGACGACGTCGCCGCGTACGAGGCGATCGCCGGCGCGCTCGCGCCGGATGGCATTCCGGCGGATCTGCTGCGCGAGGCGCTGACACCGGTGAACGAGCAGTTGACAGCGCTGGCGGAAATGTCCGAATGGGCCGACGTCACGATCACGCCGGAGATGGAGATCCTCGCCGGCGGCCGCGCGTACGCCCTGCTCTCCGAATCCGAGCGCTGGCGGGCCGACGCGCACATCGCCGCCGCGATCGGCCACTTCTCCGGCCTGAAGCTGCTCGTGCTCGATCGCGCCGACGTTGTCGTCGGCCGCGAGCGTGACCGCCTGCTCTATTGGCTCGACGATCTCGCGCACGCTGGCCTGATCGAAACCGCACTGGTGTTCATGAGCCTGAGGTCGGCGCCCGGCGGCCTGCCGGATGCCATCGAGCCATTCTGGGTCGAGGACGGCCACGTCGCGCCGATCGGCGCGACGCGCACGCATCGGGAGGCAGCATGATCGAGCAGATCGAACGGCACCTCGCCGCGGTGGAGGACGCAACCGCGAAAGCGATCTCGGCCGCGCTCGGCTTGCCCCAGGTCGAGGTATCGAAAACGCTGCACAAGATGGTCGGTGCCGGCACCATCGAGCGCGAGAAGCGTGCCGGCGGCGGCAACGAGTACGTGTACTGGCTCGCGGGCGCATCGCAACCGGCGCATAAGTCAGCTGCCAATGTCCCAACAGCGATCGGTCTCGGCGGTGAGCCGGCATATCCGAATGCTGTCTTCGCGATGGACCGCACGACATCGCCGCAGCTTCCGCCTGTTCAGGGCGTGATCGATGCCGCTCGCGACCTGCTGATGACCAGCGCGCCCAATGAGGTTCTTCAGCGGCTCAGGACGCTTCATCGCGAGCTGGTCGCATACGAGTCGAGCGGCAATCCGGTCTATATCGAGCCGGACTCTCATGCGATCACGTCGCTCGACATGACTCTCCAACTGCTGTCGGACATGCGAATCGCGCGCGACGAGTTTGCCGCCGAAAACGCGTCGTTGAAAGAAGTGAACACGCGCCTCAAGACGAACAACGCGCAGCTCGAGCAGCGCATCGACTCGCTCAGCGGTGATGTCCGCCCCATCGGGTCGCTTTTCGTCACCGTCGGTCGGTCATCGAAGCCCATGCGGCACGCCACCATCGAGAAAGCGCAAAAGCGTGGCCGCGCGCTCGTGCGCAGCGAGAAGGAATCCGAGGTCCTCGTGCTCGAACCGGTCGGCCGGATCGTGCGCGGAACGGAATGGAGACCTCGATAACGCTTATCGGCACCGCCACGCCCAAATTGCCTCGGAGTGGCGGACTTGGGGCGGCCTGTACGTGCGCCCGTTTTTTCAAGGACAACAAGATGAAAGAGACCGCAGCCCACGCGGCAGACGTATCGCGCGACCAGCAATACGACAAGCTCCTCGCGACCCTGAATAGCAGCTTCGCCGCGCGCACGAGCGGCGAGCAGACGCGCCTGTACACGACCGACACCGATGGCCTGTTCGACGTCTACCTGAACACCCTGTCGGCGTCTCCTGAAGGGCGTCAGCACCACACCTGCAACGCATGCCGTCGATTCATCGAGCGCTTCGGCGGTCTCGTGACGATCGGTGAAGATGGTGCGCCGGCATCGGTGATCTGGGCGCCGGATCCCGGAGCTGCGGCAGACCATCCCTACTATGCCCCTGCTATCGCTCAGGTGCGAGACTCCGTCGAGCGTGCGCGTGTGACGGGCGTCTTCTACACGTCCGAAAGCATATGGGGTCTGCCGCGCACCGGCGAGTGGACTCACTTCAGCGTGACGCCCGGCCGCCACCTTATCCACCAGAGCCGCGTACAAACTGCGTTTCAGGCGATTGCAGAAGCGCGTGAGGACTACCGCACGATGATCACCGCGTTGCAGGAGATCACGCTGGCGACAGTCGAGACCGCCGTCACGCTGCTCAAAACCGATTCGCTGTACCGCTCTCAAAAGTGCCTGGGCGTGGCCGAATGGCTGCGTGATCTGATCGTCTCGCGCGATGCGGCGAAGAACAGTCGCGTGAAGGAGAACCTGCTGTGGCGCGCGGTCGCCACTGCGCCCGCCGGGTTTGCGCATCCCCGCTCCTCCATGATTGGGACGCTGCTCGAGGACATTTCCGCCGGCCTGCCGTTCGAAGACGTGAAGGCGAAGTTCGCCGCGAAGATGCACCCGCTCCTTTACCGGCGCCCGCAGGCTGCGCCAAGCGCCGGCACGATCCGCCAGGCTGAAAAGGTTGTCGAGCAGATGGGTATCGCTCCATCGCTCGAGCGCCGCTTCGCTCGCCTCGACGAACTGCAGTCGCTGTGGATGCCGCACACATCCGCAAGCGTGCCGTCGTCAGGTGGCGTGTTCGGCCACCTCAAATCAAAGAACATGAAGCGCGCCAACGCACCCATCAACGCGTCGGGTGGCGCGATCACGTGGGAGAAGTTCGCGCGCACGGTGTTGCCCAAGGCCGAAAGCATCGAGGTGTACGTCCCGACCGGCTCGGCCAACTTCGCGGCATACGTGACCGCGCAGCACGCCGATGCACCGCCGATCCTGCAATGGGATCGCGAGGATCGTCGCAATCCCGTGAGCTGGTATCTGTATGTCGGCGGCTCGATGGCTTCGAAGTGGGGACTCGTGCCCGGTGCGTGGGCGCGTGTGAATGCAATCAGCGCGCAGCCGTCTTCATGGCACGAACCGAACGATCGCCATGGCGCCGGCGTGCTGTTCGTGATCGACGGAGCGAGGGACCACCGTCACGAAGGCGCGGGCAATGCTCTGTTCCCCGAGTGCCTGCGATCGGAGTTGCATGGCGTGCGCGCGGTCATTGAAGCGTATTCGCGCAGTGCTTCGATAGCGGGCGTCGACGAAGCTTCCGCCTGCGGTCTGCTGCTGCAGAAGCAAAGCCGGTACACGCCCGGCCACCGCGTACGGGTGGCGGCCAAGGGCGCAACGCTCGAATACACCATCGACCGTTGGGACTGAGCATGATGGACGCGAGCTCCGCAGAGAAGAAAACACCGTGGAATCCGTCGCGCCGCGCGACGGCGCGGGTGAAGAACCCATTGCCGGCCCCGACCGCCTGCCCCTACGACGGCGGCCCGGTCGAGATCGTGAACAACGCCGAGATCTACGGCCGCGAGTACGGCGAATGGCCGTGGGCCTTCCTCTGCCGCACGTGCCGCGCGTACGTCGGGCTGCATCCGTTCACCGGCATTCCGCTCGGCACGCTCGCCGATGCGCCGACCCGCGAGGCACGGAAGCGCGCGAAAGCTGCATTCAACCCGATCTGGCAGTCCGGCGCGATGACGCGCACCGCCGCGTACGTCTGGCTGGCCCAGCAGCTCGGCATCGAGAACCACGAGGAATGTCACATCGGTTGGTTCGACATCGAAACGTGCGACCGCGTGGTCGCCGTAATCCGCGAGAAAAATCACCAATGACCGATACCCAAGATCCGCTCTGGCGCGCGCTCGCGCGCCTGGAGCACGCCGAGCTGCTGGAAGACGACCGCAACCTGTTGCGGTCCGCGTTCGCCGCGCTGCACGGCAGCCAGGCGATCCGTATCCCCGAGACCGTCGTGTCGCGTATCCGGCATCTCGACTCGACGCTGTCGAAATCGGCGGAAGCCTGACGCGCTGCCCGACAAGATCGGCGGCGCCGACGCCGTGCGGTGCACGCAGATCGAACGCATCAACGTTGCCCGACCAACCATCCCCCATAGGAGCGCATCACGATGATGAAGTCCTACACGTCGACGCTCGTCGACATCCGCGGCGGCATGCTCGTCGAAGAAGCCACCGCGCAACTCAACCACCTCGTCGCCCTCGTCCGCGACACCGGCAAGGCCGGGAAGATCAGCGTCACGATCGAAATCAAACCGTTCGCCAAGGTCGCCGACGCGCTCGAGGTGTCCGCCGAGGTCACGACGACCCTGCCGAAGGAGAAGCGCGCCGCCGAGGTGTTCTTCCCTACCGTCGAAAACAACCTCTCCCGCAACAGCGAGCGGCAGCCCGATCTGCCGGGCATCCAGCTCGCCAACACCGGCACCGGTCGGTAATCGCCACGCCCACCACACCTTCAGGAGATACGCATGTTTGACCACGACGCGCCCGATATCAGCGCTGCCCTCAACGCCGGCACCGCGCTCGCCGGCCCGCAGAAATCGCCACTCGCCGACGGCCGGCCGTTCGTCGTCGTACCGCATGGCTACGACGTGCGGACGCTGGACGAGCGAGACACGTTCCCGCATCGCGCGCGCGGCACTGTGAAGGTTCGCGACGCTGCGAGCTTTATCGCCTACTTTAATCGCCAGAAGACGGGCAACAGCCTGATCTATGCGTCGCTCGACCCGGCGCACATTCTCGGTGTCATCGACGACCACTTCCCGGCTAGCGACCAGCTCGACAACGGCGGCGCCAACTGGCGCGAGTACCGCGTGCAGTTCACCGTGCCGGCGTCACGCGAGTGGCGCACCTGGACCACGTCGGATCGCAAGCCGACGACGCAGCTCGAGTTCGCCGAACTGATCGAAGACAACCTGCCGGACATCGTCAGCCCGTCGGGCAGCGACATGCTGTCGATCGCGCTGAACTTCGAGGCCAGCAAGGGCGGCAACTTCGTGTCGGCCACGCGACTGCAGGACGGTAGCGTCGATTTCGTCTGGCGCGAGGATGTGAACGCGACTGGTAACAAGGTGAAGATGCCGACCGAGATCGCGCTGGAAATCCCGGTCTTCGAGAACGGCGCGAAGTACCCGGTCAGCGCTCGCCTGAAGTACCGCGTGAAGGACGGCGGCCTAACGATTTGGTACGAGCTGGTCCGCCCGCACAAGGTGCTCGAAGACGCGTTCCGCGCCATCTGGTCGGACATCGAAGCCCAGACCGAAACGAAGATCCTGCTCGGCTCCCCCGAATAGCCGCATCCCCCGTGGCCTGCCGCGCGCGCCCTCGTCGCGCGCGGCATTTTGGGGCGGACGTCTCGCCCCGCTTTTTCCACCGTCCTCAATGGCGGGCGCTCGGGTGACGGGTGGGCGCCGTCACAACGTGCACTTTGGCCTGCAGCCGCCGCACAGCGCTTTCATGCTACCCCGCTGCCATATGCGAGCCGAGCACCCGCCATTGAGGTCTGAAAAACAACCGGAGATCCCGCGTGAAGCGAGACTTGATGACCTTGCCGCTCGACCTCGGCAACGAGTTGATCGTCGACAACTTCGCCGGCGGCGGTGGAACCTCGACCGGCCTTGAGCGGGCTTTCGGTCGGCCGGTCGACATCGCGATCAACCACGATCCGGAAGCGCTCGCGATGCACGCGCTGAACCATCCGTACACGAAGCACCTGTGTGAATCGGTGTGGGACGTCCACCCGATCGAGGTCACGCAGAACCGCCCGGTCGGCCTCGTATGGCTGTCGCCGGACTGCAAGCACTTCTCGAAGGCGAAGGGCGGTACGCCGGTCGCGAAGCACATCCGCGGGCTGGCGTGGGTCGGTATGCGGTGGGTTGCGCTCACGAAGCCGCGCGTACTCATGCTCGAGAACGTCGAGGAGTTCCAGGACTGGGGGCCGCTGATCCGCATGCCAGACGGCACATGGCGCCCGGACCCAAAGCGCAAAGGCAAGACGTTCGCAAGCTTCGTGCGTCAACTGCGTCAGCACGGCTACGCGGTGGACTGGCGCGAGCTGCGCGCGTGCGACAGCGGCGCGCCGACGATTCGCAAACGGCTGTTTCTCGTCGCGCGGCGCGACCGGCTTCCGATCGTGTTCCCCCAACCGACGCACGGCGAACCGACCTCGCGCGAAGTGCTCGCCGGCATGCTGTCGCCCTACCGCACGGCCGCGGAGTGCATCGACTTCGGCATCGAAGCGAAAAGCATCTTCGGCCGCAAGAAGCCTCTGGTGACGAATACCGAGCGACGTATCGCGAAGGGCATGTGGAAGCACGTTCTCGCCAGCTCGTCGCCGTTCATCATTCCCGCGCAGGTCAACGAAGGCGACGATTCGGGCGTTTCGACGCCGTTTGTGACCGAGCACGCGAACGCCAGCAATCAACGCACGATGCGCGCCGACGAGCCGCTGCGGACGATCTGCGCGCAGGTCAAGGGCGGTCACTTCTCCGTGGTCGCGCCAACGCTCGTGCAGATGCGCGGTACGAGCGAGGCACACCTCGGCGCGCGCAGCGTCGAACAACCGACGGCGACCGTCACGGCCAGCGGCACGCATCACGCACTTGCGAGCGCACACCTGATCACGATCGGGTACGGTGAGCGTGAGGGCCAGGAGCCCCGCACCCAGCCCATCGAAGGGCCGCTCGGCACGGCCGTTGCCGGTGGCGTAAAGCAGGCGCTCGTCGCCGCGCACATCACGAAATTCCGCACTGGCAGCTCTGGCGCAGCGATGAGCGAGCCGATGCCGACAGTGACGGCGAACAGCTTCCAGAAGCGCCCGGGCGGCAGCGCGCCGCTCGGCATCGTCGCCGCGCACCTGATGCACGTCACGCACCACGGCGAGCGTCCGGGCACTACCCCGGCGATGCCACTGCCGGCGATTACCGGCGCGAATCGCGGCGAGCAGGCGCTGTCGGCCGCGTTCTTCGAGCAGGCGAACGGCGGCTTCTGGCAGGACAACGACGGCCGGCCGGCGACCGCCCCGCTGTCGACGGTCGCATCGAAGGGCGCGAATCAGCGGCTCGTCACGGCGTACCTCGTCAAGTACTACAGCTCCGGCGGCCAGTGGCAGGACCTCGGCGCTTCGATGCACACGCTGCCGACCAAGGACCGCATGGGGCTCGTGCAGGCCATGCAGGTTCCGGCCGACTGCCTGTCGCCGGAACATCGCGAGAAGGCGCGCTTGTGCGCCGAGCTGCTGCACACGCATCTCCCGGAGGAATTCCCGGAGCCGGGCGACATGGTGCTGATGTTCCATTCCGGCGAGTGGTGGGTGCTCGTCGACATCACGCTGCGCATGTTGAAGGCCCCGGAGCTGTACCGCGCACAGTCTTTCCCGCGCGACTACATCATCCACGAGATCCCCGATCCGAAGCTGCTGTTCAAGAACGGCGTGCAGGTACCCGGCGATCCACGCCTTATCCCCCGAATTCCGCTGACCGCCACCGCACAAATTCGCATGTGCGGCAACAGCGTTTCACCCCTTCAGGCGGAAGCACTGATCCGCGCCAACTTCGCCCATGAGAAACAGCTGGCGTATGCCGCGGCATAACCTACCGAGGACCACACCATGACCACCGAAAACAAAAAAAGCCCCACTCCCGAACAGGCGAGCGAGGCGGTACCTCAGCGGCAGAGGACGGAGAACCCAACCGCCGAAGCCATTTTCGAGCAGGCGTCCGGCGGGGGCAATCTGATTTGTTCGAAATTCGAAGACGAAAAGAGTCGCGCTGATGCGCTGACGGATGATGCGGCACGAAAGATCGCTCATCGCATCTACTGCCGCCTTGGACTCTGCGGAAGCAACCCGCTTTGCTTTAATGGCGCGGACGCGACTACGCAGCAGCGCTGGATCAGCGCGATCAAAGATACATGCCCCCTGTTCGCCGCATCCTCTGTCGAGCAGCCCGCAGCAGCGCCGGCGGACGAGCGGGCGACATGGAGTAACGCGCGCGACTCCCTCGCAGTGGCGATGTCTGGATTTGCTGGCCGGTCGGGCAATCGCGATTTCAACGCGGCGATCGGCGTCCTCGATGCAATCACCGAACCGGGTTTGCCGCTGGCGTGGCTGCGCACGGCCCGCACCGCATCTGCCAACGAGACGGGGGCGGAAGGGGCGGACGACCTGAATGAACGCGCGCACCTTGCCGCCGGCAAGTGGGCGAACGCGAACACACCGATTTCCGAAGCGCTCGCCAATCGCGACGGCTACATCGCCGGTGCACGCTTTCCCGCTATGGCGGCAGCGGCACCGGCCGACTATAAGGGTGACGCCGTGCCGAAATGGATATTCGACCAGGTGGTGAACACACTGGCGCCAGCTTGGGACTACGTACAAACGCACCAGGAACAGTTCAATGCACTGGCTGGCGACGATAAGACGAAAATCGTGGTGGAAGAATTTTTGAAGCACGCCCGCGCGGCAGCATCGCCCGCTGCGGAGGCGCGCGCAGAAATTGCGTCGAAAATGGAGCGGCTGATCAACGCAGTGAATGCCTATACGGGCATTGGCGGTTGGTATGCCAAACAAATTCAAGATCTTTGCAGCAGCTTACTCATGACGCTCGCCGCCCCTCAACCCGCGCAGGCCGACGCACCGGCCACTATCCCCGACGAATGCGTGGCCAGCGGCGCATCGTGCAGCTACGCACCGGAAGGCCGTCACGGCGAAATGCAGTGCCGGTACTGCGGGAAAGCGCAGGCCGATGCACTGGATGAAGAACAACGTGACGCGCTCAACGAAGCGATTTGCTGGGCAAACGATGACGGGCTGCCCGGGACTGCCGACCAACTGCGGTCGATTCTCGCTCTGCATGAGCAGGCCGACGCACCGGCAGAGGCGCGCGAGCCCGCTCGCCACGAATGGGATGCGACGGGCGAGCGTTGCGTGAAGTGCGGCGATAAGGACTGGTTCGCGGACCCTCATTGCAGCGAATCGCGTATCAAGGGAAGCGCCCCCGCCGATGCGGGATCAGGTGACGCGATCGCTCGCTCGAAGCGAATCCTCGCGTTGGTCGACGACTATCACGAGAAGCCGACCGCAGATAGCCGCACGGCCCTGCGGAAGGCGCTGATGGACGAATTCGCGATAACCCAGCCTGCCTCGATGGGGGCCAGCCTGACGGAGAAGCAGCGCGCCGTAATCGAGCGCGCAATCAGCGAAGTTGAATTGTCCTGCCAGTACGAGCTTGCTAACGAGCTCCGTGCCCTTCTCAATGGAGCCGACCATGACCGGTAAGCTGACGACCGCCGAGCGCGCCACGATCATGGACGCATGCCAGAGCATTTCGCACAGCGCCGATGCGTTGAAGAAGTGCCATACCGTCGACGGCGATTGGGGCGACGACGTGGACACGAAGGCGTTCTACGAGGCAGAACTGCGCTTGCTCGCTCGGTTGACCGCCCTTCTCGCCCCCACGCAGCAGCCGAGCGACGAACCTTCCCTCAAGAACCCGATGGTACGGTTTCCTACGGAAGAGGATATACGGGAGTGGGAGGAAGCGCATAAGCGGCAGCCTAGCGGCGAGCCGGCATCAGCCGGCGTCATCGCCGCTGCACTCGCAGTAATCGAGGCTGATCGAGCCCACGTGCTGACCGACGACCACGTCGACGCACTCGCCAACGCGATCAAGATTCAGCGCGGCACGCTGAAGTTGCCGGAGGCGCGAGCCAAGCTGCCACGCTTCCCGCTCGTGCTCCGCAAGACGTGGAGCGGTGGCGAGGTTCAGCACTGGATCGACGAGAACGTCGCGCCGCGCGCCGCGGCGCTGCGAGATGCGCTCGACCACATCGCCCGCGTAGCGCGAGGTAGCCGCGAGCAGTCGCGCCGCCAGCGCTGGATCGAGCTGCGTGCGCTGGGCGCGCTCAACGGCACCGAGGAATGGCGCACGCTGCCGCTGCCGAGAAACGGCGACGGCGTCCGCCGCCGTCTCGTGCACCGTATTTCTGAGCTCGATGGCGAGGTCGAGCGCCTCAACGCGATCATCGCCACTCGTCCGGACCAGCCGGAGCCGCGCGCCGAGGTGACGGACGACAAGCAAGACAAGGCGAAGGGGCTCATCAAAACGCTGTCGGGCATCATCCACGACCAGACCGTAGCAATGCAGTCCGCGATTATCGAGTGGCGGCATGGGAGCGGAGCTGAAGCCGGCCTGAGCTGGATCGTCAACACCCTGGAGGGCCCCGGCCACTTCCCGGATTTCGACGCGCCGCACGGCAAGCATGCGCAGTTCTGGTTCAACGCGAATCGGGCGAATCCGCTCCCGGCGTGCTTCTGCGGCAATCCGTCGTCCTCGCTCTGGATGGGGCAAGGCTTCTGCTGCGACGAACACTATCGCGCGGCCAAGGCGAGGCACGACGCCGCCCGCGCAGGAGGTCAATCGTGATCCACAAGGACAATCTCCCGGCCCCGCGCCTTCAACTTCGCTGGGTACCCAGTGATCTGAAATCGGGCTACGAATGGGAGTGCCACTACGAATTGGTGTTGCCGCTTAGCGAGCATGACATCCGGGCCGAGCAAGAAGGCCCTGACGGAGCGCCGCTTCCGAAACTGAAGGAACTCGTCGTGCCGATGAAGTTGCCCAGCCTGCGCGGAAGCTCGGGCACACCATGCACAGCCCAGGATGGCAGCCGCTACTACGACGATCCGTATCGTGATGGCGCGCACGCCTTCTGGGATTCGAAGCTGCTTGGAAGCCCGCCGATATTCGTCATAGCTCCGGACGGCATGGCGTTCGCCAGACCTGACCGGGAAGCCGCCCGCGCCCAAGGAGGCGAATCGTGACCGTCTACGTCGACGACATGTACCGGTACCCGGTCGGCCGGTTCGGCCGGATGAAGATGTCGCACCTCATCGCGGATACGACCGACGAGCTGCTCGCGATGGTGCGCGAGATTGGCGTCAATCCGAAATGGATTCAGCACGCGGGCACGCGCGACGAACATTTCGACATCGCCATCAGCAAGCGAGCTGCCGCGATCGCCGCCGGCGCGATCCCGATCACCTATCGCGAGTGCGGCGCGATGAACAAGCGACGCCGCGTGACTGGTGAGCTCGGCTCGCCGGCCGACGCAGTCGAATGGCTTGAGCGATTCGTTGCCGCTCGACGCGGCGCACGCGCGTCGGCACCGACGGCCAATGCCCCTGCGGAGAACGCATCGTGAGCGAGAACACAACAATCGAGTGGTGCGACCATACCTTCAACCCTTGGGAAGGCTGCCAGAAGGTCGGCCCGGGCTGTGACCACTGCTACGCGGAGACACGCAACGCGCGATTCGGCGGCGGCACGGCCATCAACTGGGGACCCGGCGCGCCGCGGCGCCGCACGTCACCAGCGAACTGGCGGAAGCCGCTCGCGTGGAATCGCACCGCGGGGGTCTTCTACGCGCAGCACCGTCGCCGCCAGCGCGTGTTCTGCGCATCGCTCGCGGACGTGTTCGACAACGCCGTCGATCCGGCATGGCGCCGCGACCTGTTCGCGCTGATCGCGAGCACGCCGAATCTCGACTGGTTGCTGCTGACGAAGCGAATCGGCAATGTCGCGGAGATGCTGCGCGGGATCGGAGTCGACAGGCTGCCGGCTAACGTCTGGCTCGGCGCGACGGTCGTCAACCAGGCCGAGGCCGACCGCGACATCCCGAAGCTGCTCGCGGTGCCGGCGCGTGTGCGCTTCCTGTCGATGGAGCCGCTTCTTGGTCCCGTCGACCTGTGCCGGGCACACATCGCCCAAGTCAAGCTGCCGCGTGTCGACTGGGTCATCGTCGGCGGCGAAAGCGGCCGCGGTGCGCGGCCGATGCATCCGGCATGGGCGGCCGACCTGCGCGACCAGTGCGCGCGCGCCGGCGTGCCGTTTCTGTTCAAGCAGCACGGCGAATGGGCGCCCGGCTCCGGCGACTTCGGCGCAGGAAGATTCGAGACAGCGGCGATCGCGCGCGATGGCCGCGTCGCGCCCGGCGGCCACCGCGTCGAAGACTACCCTGCCGGAGCGGCGAGCGGCGACGGCTGGGCGATGGTCCACCGCGCCGGCAAGCGCGCCGCCGGCCGGCTGCTCGACGGTCGCACGCACGACGAATTCCCGGAGGCATGATGGGATATATCAATCCCCTCTTCCGCCTCGAGGCAGCGCGCGACCTGGTCGGCCTGCCGGTCGAATCGCGCCGAGCTCTATCCACGGTACTTCGCGCGCTTCGTGAGCAGGCAAACGCTGAAGCTGAAACCGCCTGGGCGCGCAGAAAGGGTCCGATGGCTGCTTACTGGCGGGCGGTCGCCACCTATGCGCGTCACGCCGCCCATGTTCTCGACACGGCGCAGCCGACGCAGCACGCCGCAGCGCCAGATCCCAAATTCCCGAAGGACCAGTGATGAACCTCTACCTCACGACGCCGGAGCTCGCCGAGCTGGTCGGCTGCAAACCGCGCAGCCTCGCCTGCATGAAGCGCTGGCTCGAGCGCAATCACTGGCCGTTCGCGGTGAACATCGCCGGCGTGCCGCTGGTGGCACGCGAATACTATGACGCCCGCATGAACGGCACCGCACCGGCACCCCCCGCGCGCCGGCACCGCGCCGCCACGTCAGAAGAACCGAACTTTGCCGCACTCTAACCATGATCGGACGACGCAAGCGGCCGGACGGATTGCCGTTCCGGCTCTACGCAAACTACGGGAAACACAAGGTCAGCTTCGGCTACAAGCTACCGAACGGGAAATGGGCGTTCCGTCTTTCCGCGCCGGCGCGCAACAAGGAAACGATCGCCGAAATCAGGAAGCAGGCGATCGAGCGCGCCGAGGCGCTGAACGGCAACGCCATCGAGCCAGGCACGCTCGAAGCCCTCATCACTCGCTACTTCGAATGGCAGGAGGGCCTGCCGACGACCGACGAGCGCCGGAAGGCGCAGATCACCCTCGACGAGAACCGCAATGAAGCGAAGCGCCTCGCCGCGGTCTTCGGAAAGATGTCGCCGGCAGCCATCAAACCGAAACACGTCTACGGGTACCTCGACAAGCGTGCGCAACTCGGCGCGCCCGCGAAGGCGAACAAGGAAGTCGCCCTGCTGTCCGCTATCCTCGAATTCGGCCGTCGGCGCGGAGAGGTCGAGACAAACCCTTGCCGCGGCATCGAATACAACCCGACGCGGCCGCGCCAGCGCTACGTCACGCAGGACGAGATCGAACTCGCCGTCGAGGTCGCGCGATCGCGGCGAAGTGTCGGCGACCAGCATGCCAGCTCGACGTACGTGATCCTCGCGCTCTGCGTGAAGGCGGCGTACCTGACCGTCAGCCGGCCGACGGAGATGCGCGAGTTGCACCGGCAGTCGATCACGGCCGACGGCGTCGAAGTGCCGATCGCTAAGCGCAAGGCCGGCGAGCAGCAGCGCGTGAAGCTGGTGCTGTGGTCACCCGAGCTGAAAGCCGTGATCGATGAAGCGCTCGCGCTGCAGCGAACGTCCAGCGTCCACGTCTTCGGCAACACGGCAGGTCAGGTGTACACGCGCAGCGGCTGGAACACAAACTGGTCGCGCCTGATGGGTTACTGCGAGAAAGAAGCGCAGGCGCGCGGCGTCTCCTTCGAGCGATTCTCGCTGCGCGACATGCGCCCGGCAGCCGTGACTGATCGGCAGGAGGAAGGCGACGACCGAATCATCGACGCGACGGGCCATGCAGACGAACGCATGGTGCGGAAGACCTACGACCGGCGCCGGCAGCGAAAAGTGCGGGCGACGCGCTGACGTCGGAAATAAAAAACCCGCTCAGTGGCGGGTTTCTCTTGCGAGAGATCTTCCAAAATTTGGAATCTCATCTTCCAAAAATCTTGATCTCGACGCCGCAAACAAAAACAGCGCCCTCTAAGGCGCTGTTTTTAAAGTAATTCTGTGGGGTGGCTGATGGGACTCGAACCCACGACAACAGGAATCACAATCCTGGACTCTACCAACTGAGCTACAGCCACCACTGATACCGCTTGCTTCTTTGCTGCGTCGCTTTGTTGTTCAGCAGCGAAGAAGTGAGATTATATGGAGCTTTTTTATTCTTGCCAAGCGTTTTTTTCAAAAATTTCTTGGGCCGCGTAAAGATGCGCCCGCGCCTCGTCGAACACGGCCAGATCGCCGCGCGCGAGCTTCTTGTTGTCCGACAGCACGCGCCGCCAGCCGCGCGCGCCCGCAACGCCGCGATACAGCCCGAGCGCGTGGCGCACGACTGCACCGAGGTACGTGCCGCGCTTCAGCTCCGCCGCGCAGTATTCGATCAACCGCGCTTCCGCTTCCTCGCGCGTCGGCGCCGCGTCGTTCGCGCCATAGAACCGCGCATCGACGCCCGCCAGCACATAAGGGTTGTGATACGCCTCGCGGCCGAGCATCACGCCGTCAACGTGTTCGAGATGCTGCGCAACTTCGTCGAGCGTCTTGATGCCGCCGTTGATCACGATCTCCAGCGACGGGAAATCGCGCTTCAGCCGATATGCATAGTCGTACTTGAGCGGCGGAATCTCGCGGTTTTCCTTCGGCGACAGCCCTTTCAGGATCGCGTTGCGTGCATGCACGACGAACACTTCGCAGCCCGCCTCAGCAACCGTGCCGACGAAATCCCGCACGAACGCATACTCTTCGACCGCATCGACGCCGATCCGGTGCTTGACGGTCACCGGCACCGACACGGCGTCGCGCATCGCCTTCACGCAATCCGCGACGAGTTGCGGCTCGTTCATCAGGCACGCGCCGAACGCGCCGCGCTGCACTCGTTCCGACGGGCACCCGCAATTCAGGTTGATTTCGTCGTAGCCCCACTGTTCGCCGAGCTTCGCGGCGCGCGCGAGATCGTCCCGCTCGCTGCCGCCGAGCTGCAGCGCGACCGGCGATTCGCTCGGCGTGAACGCGAGGTGGCGCTGCGCGTCGCCGAACAGCAGCGCGCCGGTCGTGATCATTTCCGTATAGAGCCACGTATGGCGCGTGAGCGTCCGGTGGAACGACCGGCAATGACGGTCGGTCCAGTCCAGCATGGGCGCCACGGACACGCGGCGGGGAGGAAGCGAAGACGAAACGGGCATGGAATTCGGGCAACGAGCGGCGCAGGAAGCAACCTGCCATTTTACCGCAACCGGCGCCCTGCCCGCCCGGCGCTATGCATCCGCGTCGCCGGCAAGCTCCGCATCGACCGCGCGCCGCGCCTCGTTCAGCACGCGCTCGATCACCCGGCGCTCGGTCAGCAGCAGCCCGTCGACCTTCACGAGCCGCCAGTCGATCCGCACCGCGTCGCCTTGCAGCACGCGGTAGTGCACGTGCTCGCCGTCCCACACCTGCTCGGTCTTCACTTCGATCTCGAAGCCGCGGTACGGCTCGCTGTAGTCGCCTAGATCGCTGCCTTTCAGTTCCAT